CTTGGTGAAATTTACCAGTTTTTCTGATAGATTCTTCAGCTGAAATATTATAATAATAACATAATATACTAGCGACTACAATTCCGGACCTTCCATGTCCTCCTTTACAATGTATATATATTTTTTCATTCTTATCTAAATTACGAATAATTTTACTTATTGAAATTATAAGTTTAGCAAAAGAGCACCATTTTTCCGGTATTTTTCTATCTAAAATAGGGTATTTTACATAATTATATTTAGTAATATAAGGTGTTGTTTTATGTTCGTTATATTCTGTTAAATCAATAAAGTATCTTACTCCTATACTTTCTAAATATTCAACTGTATCTTGATTAGGGAAACTACCAAATAAGGCTTTGTCCTTAATAAAATAACTACAACGCTCCATTTTTATTTTTTATTTTTTATTCATGAATTTATTCATTTTTAATATAAAGATGAAAGATAAAATGTTAAATTTTTATGATTCGAGTTTTAAAACACTCCTAGATCATAATGATATGACTTCTTATTATAGATGTCAACAATTGGTGAAATATTGGAATCTTAGTGAAAAATTTAATATAAGCGGAAAATCGTTGGCAATTATTCTTTACTTCATAATAAATATTGCTGTTATTTTATATGAATACGTATATGCAAGTTGGTTTTTATTATACATAACACCTAACGGATTTCGTGTTATTAAAAAACTAATCTATTCAAATCCTATATTTACAGTATTCTTTTACTTGTCATTTTATATAAGAATATTAACAGAAACTGATATTGAAAAATTTAATTATATATCAAAAAAATTAGGATTACCAGAATATGATGTTTCAATAAAATTAACCACTAATATTTATATTTATAAATTTATAAATGCGGTTTCTTATAAGTTTGGTATAGACACAGAAAAAATTCTTATAGAAAAAGCTACCGATAGTATAACAAATGTATTATTGAATCAAGTTGGCGCAAAAATAGAAAATTTACCATATAATGTTTTAAATTATAAAATTCTCCAAGATATAGAAATAAAAGATTTAGGTGCAATAGAAATTAAAGAATTTGAATTAAAAGCTGATATTCAATTCTTGGCCGAAGAAACATATAAAAGTATTGAAAAACACAAAGAACAAATCAAAAAAGAAAAATTAAAGACTAAAAGAGAAAAAAGATTAAAATTACAAAAATTAATAGAAAGAAAAACAGAATCAGGAGAAATATTATGCTTAGATGATTGTAAAGAAAGAGTAAAGACTACATCTGGATGCTATTGCGAGAGCGAATGTGGTTCATTTTTAGGTATGAGAAAAAATTGGTGTTATGTAGATCCAAAAAAATGTAAAAAAGGAAAACATTTACAAAAAAATCCAAAAATAAACTTAATAAACCTAGTTAATCCTTATGCAACCGAATCTCCTATTGAAAATAAACATTATGATACTTGCGATCCTTTAAAAATATCAAAACCTATTTGTCATACAGGTTTTAAATATAGATCTTGTAAAGAAAAAAAATAATTAATAAGTATGAGATACAAAAGGTCTAAATAATAATAAAATAGGAGGATATAAATATGCAGTAATAAATATTACAAAAGTTAATAAAAATGAAAAATTAAAATCTTCATATTTACGATAAAAAACTATAACTACTATAAAAAATACACATAATGCAAAACATAACGATACAATTTCCTTTCTGTTTAATATTATAAATATCGTAAATATAACGATTATAAATATCGTAAATAAATTTTCCATATTTTTAATAAAATATGGAAATATTCGCTTGATTTTTCAATTTAATTTAAGCTACAATACGAGACATGTTATGACCTTTTGGACAAGTTCCTTTTCTTATTCTGACCTGTCTTTTTCCTTTTACTAAAGAAGTTTTGGTAAAATCTGACTTTACCGCTTTATGACATTGCAAACAATAAAATTCATTAGATAACATCTTACGACCTAATGCTTTAGAACGTGTTTTTTTCATAGATTTTGGCATTTTATTAATAATATAATATTTTTTTATTCCAACGAAATTTTCGAACATTTTATATCTTTTTCTTTATTATTCAAACCATTTTTTCTATCAGAGCAATCTTTGTATTTTATACATTGTTGATTGGTTCCTTTTTTTAGAGTGCCTGTTGTAGATTCCCAAATACATTTACCGTCAACACAATCATCACAGCAATATCCACAATCATCATAATAAACATAATCAGGATATTTATAAAAATATGTAGGATAATATCTATGTCTAATTCTAGGATAATTTTTATGATAATATCTATGTCTTACAGGATAGTTTCTAGGACTATATGATACCGTGACAGGTGTTGTATTTTGTCTAATTGGGTTAGTAGTCGAAGGAGTCGTGTTTATTATTTTAAATTCATCACGTTTAGAGTTATTTTTTACGAATAAAATAAGTATAGTTGTTAAAAGTATTAATAGTATTAGAATAACAACTAATATTATTAATATTGACATTTTTATTTATATTTAAAAAAATTATTTAATGAAATCTTTTATTACTTGTGTATATGAAAAATTTGAATTTATATCTATAGATATATTTGAATTTTCAAACATATTTTGTGTATTTGAATATAAAGTTAATAATTCACCTTTATAACCTTTTAGGTGTAATTCGGTGTCAAATTCTGGAAATAAAAATGAGAAAAGATAAAAATAAGGTAAGTTATATTTTATAATTTTTTTAATACTCTTTATACCTTGGTCTATAATTAATTTTGGAAAATTGTATTTTCGTGTGATATAAACAGCAATAGCGCTACCTATACCTTGCCCGTAAGGTATAATGTCGTTTTCGTCGTATCCATTTCTAAATAAATATTCAACAAACATACAAGCATTTGAATAACATAACGTCTCGTTAGGTACTCCTTTACTCAGACCATATCCACTATAATCAAATATGATAACAGAATTACCTGTATTTAATAATTTTAAAAACAGGTCTTGATAATAAGAAATATTACCAATATGTCCATGACAAACTAATATAACTTTAGAACTTTCTCCTTTTTTAAAGAAAGCATGCAAATTACCAAGATAAACATCTGTAAATTCTTCTTTTCTTTGTAAAATTTTCGAAGAAGGTTTGAAATATAAAAATCTTTTTATTAATAAGATGCATATAAAACATACTGTTAAAACAATTAAACATATATGTAGTAATATCATTTTTTTTAATTTATAAATTATATTTATAAATTATATTCTATTAAAAATCAGTAAAATCCCATTCTTTCCAATTATCAGGGGTATCATTCCAATTACAATCATTAGAAACTGGAAATTTATAATCTCCTGGAGATATTTCGTTCCAATCTTTGTTTTTTAAGTTTGTAAATTCTGTTAATTTATTAGAATTATAATGTTGTTCGACGTCTTCAGTATTTTGACATTGTCTTTCTCTTCCAGTTCCAGAACTTGAACATATACATTTTTTATATCCTTCTTTATCTTTTTTCTTACGAGATAACAAAATTATTAAAAATATAACACTTAATGTTAACAATATAGATAACATAAAATAAACTTTATCATTTTCCATTTTATCTACAACAATATTCTTTTTCTTTATTTTTCAAATTAAGAGATTTTAAATTTATAGGTTTATTTAACACATAAAAATCATAATACAATCTATCTTTGTCTGATCTTTCATTTACTTCTCTACAAAGACATTTTTGGTCACATTCATAATCAGTTATATGTTTTACGTCCGTGTAAGAATAATTATTCTTACTGTTTTGTTGATCATTATAATGATAATTTGACATTTTTTATATCTATCAAAGAAAAAAATTACATAGTTGAACTTTGTTGTTGCATGAATCCAACCAATGAAGCAATCACGTATAAAGGTGAGAATAAAACAGCTAAAATTATATGTAATACTTTATTTGGACCTTCTGGAACTTTCATAGCGAGAATAAGAGCCCATAATAAAAATATTAACCAAGGAACAAGATATAAATACATAACAGAAGTTTCTTTTTTCATATTTTCCTTATTGATATTTTTTAATGCATGTTTTAATGCATGGTTAAAATCATCTTGATTCGTGCATACATTTGATTTAGGGTCGTAATTTTCTTGTGTTTTGCAACTCATTTATTAAAGATAGATTTTTTAATTTTTAAAAAAATTTGGAAATTCTTTTAAAAAATCCTTTACTTTACCACCATGTTCTATATATACATTATTTCTAGTTCTATAATGTTTTATTAATAAATTAAAGTCATCGACAAAGTCAAAAATAAAAGGTTCGGTATCTTTTCTTCTGAATACTCTTCCTAAATATTGTATAAAATATTGTTCTACGTCACACGCTAAAATTAATGAATTTAAAAGTGGATGATCAAACCCTGTACCAACTTTTTGTGCGGTTCCAACAAGTATTCTACTTTTTTGTTCGTATTCTTGTTGGTTACCAATCAAACTCGTAACGTCTTCATTTTCTTCTTTTAACCTTTTTACAATATATTCTGCTTGACTAACTCTTTTGCATAATACAAGAAATACATTTGTCTTATATTTTTTTATCAAAGTGATTATCATTTCATTTCTTTGTTCATTATTACTTATTGAATCTATTACCGAACACCAATCTACATTACCCATTTTATTTAATTTAACTTCTGGTTTAATACCCGTGTTTATTCTATAAACAGTGTGAGTTCTAAATAGTTTTCTTTCTATTCTGTTTTTACCAAAATATAATTTCATCAATATATCAAGCCCGTCTGTCCTATAAGGAGTTGCAGATAAACCAAGTAGATATCTAGGTAAAATATATCTCATACTTTGGGATAATTTTTCAGCCATAATTAAATGTGCTTCGTCTACAATAACAAAACCGATATCTTTATAAAATTCTCTTGTATGTTTTGACACATTAGTAGCGTTTATAATAAAAAAATCAGTATCATTTTTAATATTACTTTTAGCAGATAATATTTGAACTTTAGCTTCAGGACAAAATCTTTGTATACTGTCTTTCCATTGATTTATCAATACAATACGATGACATAATACAAGTGTTTTTAAGTTAATTTTACTCGCAATGTATATAGACATTGCTGTATTATGTGTTACAGTAAAATTTCCTAACAAAAATCTACCATTACCGTCTACTGTAAATCCGTAGTATATTGTTTCAGGTATATTAACTATAACGAATCTAGGATCTATAGTTGATTGTAAATTATTATTTTTAAAATTAAAATAAGCTTTTATATGATATGTTTCAAACCCATATACAATACTTGTATGTATTCCCAACGAATTTAAAATATAAATTATATCTTTGTGGATACCTTTATTATTTACAATAAATTCATAAAAATTTTCGTGTTGTTTTCCATATTTTTCTATTAAAGCTATACACACAATTGTTCTAATTTCTATATTATTATGTTTGTATTCTGATAAAATAAAATTAGTATTACTTTTCATAATATATACATACGGATTTTCAGTAGTATTTTTGAAAGGAAATTGAGTACATATTTTATGTAATCTCAAACTGTCTTTAATATTTTCAGGTAATTTCATATAATCTTTTAAACTAATATCAAGCAATGAATCTTCTTGAATTGTAGAAATAACATCTTGTGCTATAGATAAATCTTTATAACATCTTTGATGAAAATTTAAAATATCTTTTTTGAACCATTTAACTATATATCGGTTATTTTCGTAAGATATTGTTTTATGTCCTAAAATTTTAAGAGTCAATATATGAGATTCGTTGCAACCAAAACTTTCACCTGTTTCTTTTGATATAATTTTATACATTTTTTCGTGTCCTACAGTTGTAGATAATACATTACGATATTTTGAATCATCACCCATTACTTTATCACCTGTTATAACATCCTGAACTAATTTTATAGTTCCGTCATCCATAAGTATAGGTGTATTTTTTTGTAAACATTTTCCAAAACCACAAGCCGCTGAAATAAGGGTCGTTCCTTGTTGATTTAAATGTTTTATGGCTTCGTTTTTTACCTCTTTTTGTTCTTCTCTTAAACATCCTTTAAAAAGTATATTAGTAGGAGAAAAAGAATTTCTTTCGGGACGGTTGTATGTTTCATTATAACAAAAAGGAACATAAAGATCATTTTTCACGTTTTCAAATAAACATATATATTCAGGTGTTGATGATAATGCATATTTTGAGACTTGTTTTGGTATATTCAAATCGTTAGATATTTGATATAATTCTTTATCTGTGAAATCAGATATATATACTTTACGAGACATTTTTTGTTTTATTTTGTATGTTAAAACAAAAATCAATATTATTTTTCAATCTTATTATAAATATACCATCCAAGAGATAAAAATTTTCTAAAATCTTTATCTGAAATATCATGTTCGATTTCTTTTTGCTCACGGTTCATGAAATTATATTCAATAAAAAATTCACTTACTAATTTTAACTGAAGTTCTGTTAAAATATTTTGTTCTATATTATCTGCTATTTTTCTTAAAAATGTTGAAATTTGACTAATGTTATAATCGTTCATTTTTTAAGAAATATTTTTAGTTTTAAGTGATTAAAAAAAAAATTTCTTGTAATTAATAAAATGTCTACAGGTAATTATAATCGTGTTGAAAACACAGTAGTTAATGGTTCTCAACTGCAATCTTCTCTTACTGGTGAAAACATTCGTGTTCTTGAATTCGACGCTGCTTTAAAAATGCCACCTGTTAAAAATATAAGTGGTGGTCAATCAGTTTCTCTATCATCAAACGAATGGGTTCAAGCAACAATTGATGCATTGGTTGTTTCTTTGACAGGTAGTTCTGGTGCTGCAAGTAGTTTATATTTAGGTACAGACTCTGCTTCTCAAGCAGCTTCTTATATAAACTTTTTTGATATAAATTCAACAAATGAAACACGTTTATTAAAATTTGTAATTCAAAATATGCCAACAGGTGGCGTTTTGAGTCTTGGAAGTAATTCAACATCTTCTAATGTTGTTGTACAACTTAATTCAGGAAATAGTGGTACAACACAGGAATTATTCAATCAAGCAGCTGCCGTTGGTTCTGATAGTTGCGGTGCAGTTGGTAGTATGAGACTTGTTCTTGTGTCATCGTCAAATTTGACCTCAGGATCTCAAAATATCACATTTAATGTTTTAGGAGGATCTTTGTAAATTTTTTATTGTAAATTTTTATATATTGTTTAAACAATATATAAAAACACATAAATGATACGAAATGAAATAGATAGTTCTTTTAATATATTACGTACTATATATTGTAATATAAACCCAGCAACATTTTCTAGACTGTATAATTTGAGAGAAAAAGAATTTATGAAATTATGGAATAAAAATGAAAACATAATTTTATTTTTAAGGGACTTAAAAGAAGACGACAAACAAATATTTATTAATTGGATAGAAACAGGACATAATATAACTATTAAGAATTTAAAAAAAGCTTGTTGTATAGCAGAAATTATTTATGAAAAAATAAGAATAAATACTATTATTAACGATGAACAAATACTTAACAAGTGGAAAACAATAAATAATATACCAAAATTTATATCAATCATAAGTCATAACTATCTAGATTTAATTAAAAAATGGGCTTATGATAATATATTAATAGAAGATATATATGATAAATATACAACAATTGATAATCATATACCTATTTTTCAAATGAAACAAGAACTAGTAATATCGTCGTCAAATGTTCTTCTAGTAAAACCAACAATAAATATAACAGATAATAGTAATGGTTTTTCATCAAAAAAAAATCAAAAAAAAAATGATAACAAATTTATAAAAGTTAGAGATTTAAATCAGTTAAATACTATTTTAAACCATTAGTTCAGAAGCAAAGCAATAATAACCTTCATTTAATTTTTCTTCTATTAACCTATCTATATTGTTATTTTCATATTCTATTGTTGAATAATATATTACGTCATTTTTAAAATAACCTTTTGTTGAAAATATTTTATTTTCTTTAATTTCATATCCCCAAAAATAGTAATCATTATCTCTAAACCATAATTCTTGTACCTTAAAGTTATCCCAAACTGTATTTTTAAGATATTCTTTAATATATTCAGGTGAAAACATTTTTTTTTAAAAATATACTTTGAAAAAAAATCATTTTAATTTTTTAAGTAGAATATAAATTATTAAAATTAAAATACATGCTAAAGTTGTTATAACTAGAGTTGATATCGTAATAATACTATTTTTACTAGAAACATAATGTTTATTTGTTATTTCACCTGCTATAAAATTATCCCAATCTGGTAATTTTGACAACTCTATAATTCGTTTATTGTTAATCCAAGGTTTTGTACTTAAAACCCTTCTTGTATATCCGATTTCAGGATTTATACCTCCTCCTGTTATCGTAATATCGGTATCCAATTGCTTACGTTTATTTTTTATATCAGGTTCTAAACTGTTTTTTAATGTTATTGGAAAAACATAATTCAACGGGTAAAAAAAATCCGGTATTCCAACTACAACGTTTTCTTCTATTCCACAACAGTTATTACCTCTGGTGATATAAAAATATCCATTTCTTCCAAAATCTTCCCCCCAAGTATTTTTTACAATCCAATATTTTTTTCGTTTTTCTTCACCCCAACCTACTATTTCAATTGCATGTCCACCTGTTTCTGGACTGTTTTTATCCCAATCGTATATATCATTTTTAGCATCAAAATCATAAAAATCTGCGTATACAGTCATTGCTGTTGTTATAGGACCCCAACGGTAAATTTCATATCTTATATTTTCCTCGGGAGATGGTACAGAATAATATTCATAACATCTATAAAATCGTGCAGGTGTTCCATATTCTTCACCTGTGTAATAATTTTTCTTGTTATCATAACACATATCACCTATAGGTCCAGAAATGTTTTGACATAATGGTAATTTATAATCTTTTTCAAATTGAGAAATACTATCATATTTATAATTTTTCCCTAACGTTTTATTGTAAGGTAAACATTTATCTTCACAAGTTCCAATTAAATATAAATATCTCCAAGCGTCATATAATGTATTTCCTTTACAAACACCTTTATTAATATTATTTGCATCTATTTTATTTAATATATCACTACTGTCTTCTGGATGTGAAACTGTGAATTCTTTCCCTTTAAAATCGCATAATAAAATTTTTGCCACTGACAAATCAGGTTTTAATAATCCTTTTGATTGTATAGCGAATCTATCTTCTAAACAAGAAACACTTGAAAAAGCCCAGCATGAACCACATTTACCTTGATTTCTTACTGGCGATAAAAAATCTTTCCATATTTCACGTCCATCAAAATTATCAGGTATTTTTATGCTTTTTGTATGATAAACTTTTGGTATTTTATTATATTGATTTTTTGTATTATTACTTTTATTTTTAGTTATAGTATTAGTTGGGTTATTTGATATTTTAAGTTTTAAACTTGCTGATAATTTTATCATTTATTAAAAATGATTTAAATATGAAACTTTATAAAAAAATTAAAAAAATGATTAATAATATTCATAAATCCAACTACTATTTTTCAGAACAAGAATGCAAAGAGAAGAAAAAACAAAAAATAAATTCAAATCCAAGATACAAAAATTTCTTTCAGACACATTTCACAGCTGGTGATGAAAACCAGTTTGAAGAAAATAGTGATAAACTTGTAAATTTAAATGAATTTTATTCGGCTATCCCTGAAACTAATATATTTAAAAATATAGAAAAAAATATTTATTGGAATAAGTATGAAAATATAGGTTCTTTTGGTGTTGAAAATACTTTTAAATATATGTTTAATAAATTTAAAAAAGGTGTATTTATAAAAATTAAAGATGGACAGTTAAAAGTGTTTTTACCTTTTAGTAAAAATAATTTCACCAATGAATGGAGTAAATATATAAAAGTAGACCCAAAATTTAAAAATGTTATTGAATATTTACAATATGTAAATAAACTATCTGGAATTGATGTAAAAGATAGTAAAATAAATAAATTTATAGATAATTGGTATGCAAATAATTGTCTTTTTAGATATGAATATCCTATAAATGAAGGCGATACAAATATTCCTGAATTAAATGATATGTTCAAAACATTATGCAAAGACAGATATATCCCAGATATTGAAATATTTATAAATAGAAGAGATTTTCCTATCATTACTAAAAAAAGTACTGAACCTTATGATAATATATTTGGTGATAATATTCCTTTGTTGTCTCATAATTATGATAAATACTGCCCTATATTATCAATGGTTGAAACGGACGAAAATGCCGATATAGCAATACCTACTGCTGACGACTGGGCTCGTGTATCTAGAAAAGAAGGTAAATATTTTTTAGACACATATAAACGTTCTTTCAACATGCCTTGTGTTGATTGGAAAAATAGAAAACCAATAGCAGTTTTTAGAGGAGGTTCTACGGGAATAGGGACAACTATTGAAACAAACCCTCGTCTAAAGGTTGCATATTTATCACAGAAATTAGATAACAAAGACACAGACGGTCTTCCTTATATCGACGCTGGTATAACAGAATGGAATTTAAGACCAAGAAAAATTAAAAATAACCCATATTTACAAACAATTGATATTAAAAATATAGGAATCAACCTTGTTGACAGTATGTCTCCGCAACAACAATCAACTTACAAATATTTAATTAATATAGATGGACATGTTTCTGCGTATAGATTAAGTTTAGAATTAGAATCAGGTTCTTGTATATTAATGGTAGAATCAAAATACAGATTGTGGTACAAAGATATGTTGAAACCATACATTCATTACATACCTATTAAATCAGATCTTTCTGATTTAATAGAAAAGATAAAATGGTGTAAAAATAATGATGAAAAATGCGAAACAATTGCTTCAAACGCCAAATTGTTTGCTGATACATATTTATCTAAAAAAGGTATATTAGACTATCTTGAAAAATTACTAATTAATCTAAAATCTTTATGCGGAAGTTATATATATAATACAATATCATTTCAAGATATTCAGTACAAATTAGAAAGAAGGATATTGAAAAATATGTTTAATAATTTAGAAAATAATATACAAACTATAAATATAGTAGATTTTAAAAATGATGTAAATCATTTTACGAGTATAAATTGGATTCTAGATAACTTAATTAAAAATAAAAAATTTCAGTTTGAAGAGAAGGAATTATTTAAAAATAAAATATCTACAATTTATGAAGTTGATATAGGAGGAATAAAAATAATCAAGAAAAAACAAGATATTAATAATATACAATCAATAACACACGAAACATTTGTAGGTAAAGTGTTAAATCAATATAATAATTTGCAAAATTTTGTGTATACTTTTAATATGTTTATAGAGGAAAATCAAGTTAATATATTACAACAAAAGGTTGAAGGTATTACATTTCTAGAATATATTAATAATAAAAATTTTAATCTGTATACATATTTTAATATTTTAATACAAATAGCATTAACACTAGAAATATCATTAAATAACTGTGGATTTGTACATAACGATCTTACACCTTGGAATATAATATTAAAAAAATATAAAACTGAAATTATAGTTGAATATCAAATAACTGATAATCAAGTATATAAAATAAAAACAAATATAGTTCCAGTTATAATAGACTATGAAAAATCTCATATTATACATAATAACATGCATCATGGAAAAATTAATATGTTTTCAATTAGTTCTATTCAAGATATTATAAGTATACTATCAACAACTGTTTATGAGATTATTAACAAAAAACAATTTAATAGTAATGAAACTGATAAAATAATTAATTTATGTAATTTTATATCAGGAACCAAATATAAATCTGGGGTTTTCAAAAAAACCGGGGTAGATGGCTTAGGTGAAATTAGATTTTTTTTTAAAAAGTCAAAAAAATACGAAGAGCTAATTTCTTCTAATAAATACGAATTAGAACAATTAAAACCTCTCGACTTTGTGAAATATATTTTAAAAAATGTATATCAAACTTCTGATATCACAATTGATAATAATAAAGAAATAACTTGTAATTATAATGTAAAACAACTTTTTGATTTTTATATTTCAAAATCTATAGAAGATAAAATAAAATCTTTTACTGATGTTTTTGATCGTATAATGATAATTAATTTTAAAGAAATTAGAAATGATATTGCTAGATATTATACCATACATACTATAGAAAATGAAATACAAACTACATATAATAGTATGAAAAACTTTTTTATAAAAAATAATATCAAAAATATTGAAGGATATATTCAAAAATATAAAAACTGTCTATATTATATAAAAAATAATATATTAATAGAAAATAATGATATTTGGGAAAATATAACATTACCAATAATACAACATATTGAAGAATATAATGAAAAATTTTTTCTGCAACCAGAAAAAGTTTTAGAATTTTTAAATAAAACTAATTCAATTAAAATTTACGATTTAAACATGTTTATGAGTATTAAACATAAAAATAAAAATTATGAAAAATTTATTAATAATATAACATTTCAATACAAAAATAACTTGTGTCATATAAATACTTTAAGATACTATAGTAAAAAAATATATAAATCAAACATAGATTTTCTATATAAAAATTATAAAAACATACATCCGTATATTATGGTATATAAAAATATTATTAATCTTCTTCCCAGCAGTTAGAGGGTGGTTTTTCTGTATTATAAATAAATAATCCTGTCCCACCATATGATGTTTTACATTTCCAGCCTAAATTTTCTAATTCAGATACTAATTCATTTAACATTTTTTTAGTTATTTCCAAATCGTTTACACGTTCTTCGTTAAAATTATCTAACGAAAAATATTCTTCTTGTTTATGACTTATTATATGTTCATATAAATCACGTCTAAGATAACATTTTAAACGATTATAATTATATTCATAAAAATTTTCAATATTATTCACAGATAATGTTTTTGGAAATTCTTTCATTTTTCTGAATAATTTTTTTTTTTAAATACTATAATATACTATTATAGTATGTTTATACTTATTTTTTATACTTATCTTTTTTATTTTTAAGATCAATCTCATATATCTTTTTATGTAAATCTCTTACAGTATTAAAAAGTTTAGAGTAATCATCTTTTTTATTCTTAGGAGTTTCAGCAAGAGGGAAATCATCCGAAGAGGAAGAACTTCTTGAAAAACTATCACTTGGTAAATTTTTAAGTTTATATTTAGATGGGTTTTCACTTAATTTTTTATATTTGTCAAAAATTTCTTTATCTGTTAGCGATTCCCTTTCTTTCCCTATTTCTCTGCGTAAATCTCTATCTCTTTCCCTATCTCTATTCATTTCTATATTTCTTTCCCTATCTCTTTCCCTATCTCTTTCTCTTTCCCTATCTCTTTCTCTATCTCTTTCTCTTTCCCTATCTCTTTCTCTATCTCTATTCATTTCTCTATCTCTTTCTCTATCTCTATTCATTTCTCTATCTCTTTCTCTATCTCTATTCATTTCTCTATTTCTTTCCCTATCTCTTTCTCTATCTCTATTCATTTCTCTATTTCTTTCTCTATCTCTTTCTCTATCTCTTTCTCTATCTCTATTCATTTCTCTATCTCTTTCTCTATTCATTTCTCTATCTCTTTCTCTATTCATTTCTCTATCTCTTTCCCTCTTTCTATTCATTTCTCTGTCTCTTTCTCTGTATAAATCTCCATCCCTTTCTTTTTGTCTTTGTATGTATGAATCTTTCTCTCTTTTTTCTTGTTTGTTTTTATACGTTTCCTCTTTTTCTTTGTTTGGACGTGTAAAATTTTGTTTTTCTATTTCGAATTGTTTTACAGCTTGTTTTTTAAGTTCATCTTGTAATAATTCTTCATTATTTTTTATATTTTCTTTTTTATCTTTGGATTTTGATCTATATTTTTTATTATATTGATTAAATTCTTCATCGCTAAGTGATTTTTCATTGTTCTTTTCATTTTCTTGAACATAGCGATTAACTGTTTTTTTATATTTTAGTTGTTCTTCTTGTTCTTCTTGTTCTTCTTGTTCTTCTTGTTCTTCTTGTTCTTCTTGTTCTTCTTGTTCTTCTTGTTCTTCTTGTTCTTCGCTGATTGCTCTGTGATATTTTGTTTGTTGCTTTCTTGATTTTATCTGAGTTTGAACTTCATCTTCTTCAATTATATTACGTACCTCATTGACAATATTTTCTGTATTATGAACTTGATTTTCCGACGAAACTTCACTTATAATTTTTTTTAAATCTTCTTCCCTATCAAGAGAAACTAGCCAACCAGGACCATTTTTAGTTGAACGTGAATTCCATCTTGCGCCAATATTTTTCATTATAAAATTATATTTTTTTCTATCATCAGTATGAACAATAAAAGAACGTTTATTATAAGGTTCGTATGACAGCATTTCCAGTTTATATTTGAAATATTTTGGTTTTAAATATTATTTAATTAAAATTGAAAAATTTCAAATCTATAATTATAATTTTAAGAAAAAATGAAAATAAAATTAAAAAATTTTAGATGTTATTTAGATAGTGTCTTTGATTTTGGAGATGATGGTATTTTATTAATTTCTGGAAGTTCTGGGAAGGGAAAGAGTACTCTTTTGATGGCAATTAATTTCGCTCTGTATGGTTCCGGCACAAAAATCATAAGTTTTGGAAAATCATCTTGTAAAGTTGAATTAGAATATAATAATTTTATTATAACAAGAACAAAAAAACCAAACAGATTAACAGTTTATGATTTGTCTTTAGAACAAACTTATGAAGATGATACAGCACAAAGTATAATAAATGAATATTTCGGAAATGCATTTGACATAACTTCATACGTTCAACAAAATGCTGTTAATTCATTTTTACTTATGAACCCAACTGAAAAATTATATTTTTTAGAAAAGTTTGTTTTTCAAGGTATTGATATTCAAGAAATAAAAGATAGGTGTCAAAGTGAAATTAAACAAAGAAATGAAGAATTAATAGCTATAACTTCTCAACTAGAACTAAGAAGTGAAGATTTTAAAAGTTTGAAAAAACCAGTTAAAGTTATTTTCCCTTTTAAAACTTTGAAAAAAGATTTAGCAATAAAAAATGAATATATTAAGTATAAAAACACTAAGATTTTAATAAAAAAAGAAGAAAACAAATTGGAAAATCTTAAAACAGAATTACAAGACATAAATATATATAATATTGAAATAAAAAATCTAGAACAATTATTACAAAATATAAACGAACGCATAAAAAAAATAAATTCCGATAACGTTATATATAAAGGAGATGAACATCTCAAAAAATACGAAAATATTCTTCGAAATATTTTATCTTATAAAGAAATTACGATTCTAAAAAATAAATTAAAAGAGGACGAAGACCGTTTACAATTAATGATAATATCAGAAAAAGAAAATATAAAAAAAGAAATAGAAGAACTAAATAGAAAATCATGGAAAGAATTTACTATTCAAGAATTAAATGATAATATAAAAGAATATCAAGAATTATTGAAAGAAAACGAATTATTAACTAAATTAAAATCTGCTATAGAAAATATTAATTGTAAAAATATAGATGAAAACAGTTTAGAAAAAGATACTCTAGAATTAAAAAATTATAAAGATGATTTACATAAGCAGAAAGAATTATTACTTGTATTAAACTTACAAAAAGAACTTTATAAATGCCCTTCGTGTGAAACGTGTCTTAAGTTTGAAAATAATAAATTAAAAATATCAACACAAAAAATACTCGAAGAAAACACAGAAATAGATTCTGTAAAATTAAAGATAAATCAACTTGTAAAAATTATAAATACAAAAGAAATTCAATTAAAAGAACATACTGAAAAATTACAAAAATTTAAAGAAATAAGTCAACAAATTCAAGATATTGAAAATAAGTATGATAAAGAAACTGAAGAAATACCAAAACTTGATGAAATAAAAAACAGCATTGAATATTTAAATGAATATAAAAACAATCAAAAACAAATTGAAAATAGAAAAACACTATTAAAACAAAACCTTGAAAATAATATATATTCTAATAGTATTTTAATATTCAAAAATCAAATATTAAAAAAGAAGGAACAAGTCACGCAAAACGAAAAACAATTAGATGAAAATTTAGAAAAACATTATTCAGAAGAAGATATTAGAAATATTGTATATACAGAAAAAAATAACAAAAATAAATTATTAAAGATATTAGAAGAAACTAAAGAATTAAATTTAGAATTGAATAAACATTTAGAACAAAAAGAAAAATTAAAAAATGCTCATAATAAAAAATACAATAGGATATGTGATACTTTTGAAATTAATATCCTATTGGAAGAATGTAAGAAAAATATTGAAAATTTAAAACAAAGTCTAGAAAAACATGAACACAACATAAAAAAAATTGAAGAATATAAAAGATATAAAGAAGAATATGATAAATATAATGAATGTAAAAAACGTTTAGAAGAATTACAAGAAGAAGAATCTAAAAAACGACAAAGATATTCAGCGTCTACTCTTTTTAAAGAAAAAATATTACAAGCCGAAAGTATAACTATATCAAATATAGTAAATTCTATTAATATACATGCACAGGAATTTCTAAATATTTTTTTCCCTACAGATCCTATAACAGTACGTTTGTTGCCTTTTAAAGAAACAAAAAAATCTTGTAAACCACAAATAAATTTAGAAATAGATTATAAAGGAATGGAAGCTGATATTTCAATGCTTAGCGGTGGTGAACTTAGTAGAGTTGTTTTAGCTTTTACTTTAGCTCTTTCTGAAATATTTAATGCTCCTGTTATATTATTAGACGAATGCACAGCTTCTATAGACCAAGAATTAACTAGCGTTGTTATAGAAGGTATAAAAAACGTTTTCCCTAATAAATTAATAGTTGTCATAGCCCATCAAGTTGTTTCTGGAAATTTTGATAGAGAAATTAAAATTTAATTATATATAAAATTTTTTATATATAATAAATAATATAGAACATACTCGGTACTTTTAAATAATTTAACTCCGGAATGCGAAACATCAATAAAAGTTCAAGATCTTCGTTTCCATATTACTCAAATAGAACAACGTGACGATAGAAACGCAGAGAAAAATCCGATATTTAATATTTAATCAACCTTTTATATTATTATGGTCTTTAAAACAGATTAAAGGTTTATTTAATATATTTAATCGTGTAGATATTTAATATATATATAAAAATAAATTAAAAAAAACAGGAATCCTTATGTGTTTTTTATTACACATAAGGATTCCTGTTTTTTATAAATCTATCTAACTATTCTATAAGATACAAATGAATTTCTTCTTATTATTTCTATTATATCACCTTTTTGAAAATTATAAAATCTACATACAGGATCTGTTTTTAGCAATATAGGTATATTTGTTCCGTATTGCTCTTTAAAATTTTTACATTCTTCTTTGTCTAATTTCTTATGCAAAGGGACAAGAATATGTTTTGTTATATTGAATTGTAAATCATCTACGTTAAATAACTCTATTAATATACCTATATCTAAAATAGTAGTTATTATATTTTTAACGACAGGTGTCGGAACACCTTCGTATAATAATATACAATGATTTATATTTACACTCTGTATAAAAGATATATAGTTATTAATTTCAGCTATATTCAACTTTTCAATTATCTTTGTAAACACATATATTTTGGTTTTATCTTCTTTTTCAGCTATTATTTTTTCAGATTCTTTTATAATATTAGAATATTTTCTTTGAGATAACATCTCATATATTGTATTAATGCAATTTAAATATCTTATATTTGACATATTATATTAAAGTTAATAACTTTAATATAACTTTGACAACTATTTCAATTTTAAAAAATATTATATATATAAAATGTCATCATCAACGGACAAAGAAGTGGCATATAAAATATTATTATCCCTTTGTGATTCAACATATGCAAAAGATTTACAAGAATATAAATATGTTATACAACAAGATTTAAACATATTAAAAGAACAATTTGAAAGATTATTCGATTATAAAACTTTAATTTACTTACTAAATCCAGATAAAACTTATAAAGGAAAAAGTATATATAGTTTGGATATAACAGAATGTAATTCGATAACACCAGTTAGTCCTTTGTCTACTTTAGAAGAAAATGATAATTAATAAGTTTCTCCTAAAATATCAGAAATTTCTTTTGAAATTTTATTTATTGTAAGCTCGCTCAAACTAACTTTTTTAGCAAAATCTTTTATAGTAATATCTTTATTTTTTGATAATATCCAGTAATACACTATACCAGAAGCAACAGACATAGGACGAGAACGATTTAGTTTTGAAGATTTATTTTTTACTTTTTCGTATATATCTAATACTTCTTTTTTTTGTTCAAAACTAGTGGTAAATTTGTCCATTATTTCTTCTATTAAATTAATAGGTGTTATGTAAGTAGTCCGAATTTTTGATTCTTTGGGTGCATTTAAATTAACATATTTTAAACCTTTTAATCCTATTTTTTTATTTAAACTAAATATCTTGATAAGTTTTTCATGACTTTGAGGTTTACCAAGCATTTTGTAAGAATGAAAAATACAAGCGAAAACTATAGCTTTTCTCGAATTTCCTCTAAAAATTTTCCCTTGTGTTACTTGATTATATATTTTATTAGCTTTTAATATTATACTTTCGCTAAAACCAAGATTTTCAACATCTTTAAATATATTTCTATCTTCTATTTTTCTTATTTGAACACGATTTGGATCTGTAGTATATTTATTATCACTCTGACCGTAATATCTCCATTCTTTGTCATTATTAAATTCATATTCTATTTCCTGTCCGCAATCTATACATAAGAATACACCTTTTTCATTTGTCATATTTAGATGAGAACAATTATCATCATCATTAAAATCTTCATCAGATTTTAACTTTGAGTTTTCGTATTGTTCTAATATTTTCTCAAAAAGATTAAATTCAGACATTTGTATATACTAAGAAAAAAATAAAAAAATCAATTTGCAAAATCTAAATTGAATAATATAAATATTTATTTATATTATTAAAAAAATGATATATGAAAATGATATTGAAATATATAATTTTTTAAAATTAGACAATATTGATATTGAAATTGATTATAATTTTTTTGATATAAATTTTAAACCTTTTCACAGCAGTAAACTTAACAGAAAATACAGAAAAAACATAATTAAAGTTTGTTTAAGATTGATAAAATATTTTGGATTTTCCTTAGATGATAATTTAAAACCAAGTTTAAATAATGTTTCTCATGGAACGTATTCAGAATTAAGGTATTCAAGAATATCAAAAATTATAAATTTTTTGTATGGATTGAAATTAAATAAACTTGAAAAAATGTTTAGAGATATCTATAACCTTTTTCCACAAAGAGATATAAAAGGTTTAAACTATTGTGATAATAGTTGTTATATCGATACTATTTTACAATGTATTTTTGCTCCAGAAAACGATGAAATATCAAAGCATATTTTAAAACGTGATATAAATACAATAAAAGATCTTATATGTTGTAAACGTAATATAAGACAAGAAATTCAAAAAGAATTAAATGAAATTAAAATATCTATTTCAGGATTAAAACAAGTCGAAAACTGTTTAAAACTTAAAAAACTTTTATATCATTGTAAAGGTTCTGAAAAATTTCATACATTCAATACACAAGATGCAAGTGAATTTTTATTATTTCTATTCAATATTTTTGACGTTAATACAACTAATAGATTAAGAAAAACGTATGTTTCTAATGATATAACAGATAATAAAAATACATTACTTGTGAGTAAAGTTAAGTATACACACGGTCCTATTGTTAATATACCTGTAACTGTTTTAAATAATAGTAAAGAATATAAGTTAATTGATTCTTTAAATTTAACAGAAGATACAGTATTTGACAAATATAATATGTATAAATATAATGATGAATTATTTTGCCGTAGAATAGAATTAAATAAGGTTATTCACGCTACTTTTATAGTTTTTAATATAAATAGATTAGATATAAATGGTAAAAAAAACCACACAAAAATAATATTCCCTCGATCTTTTATTATTTCAGAAAACGAATTGTTTTTAAATGCTATATGTATTCACAATAGAAACCATTACACTTGTTATTACAAAGTCGAAACTCTCTGGTATTATTATAATGATATAAATGACGAAAAAGATGTTTGTATAGGAACATATGAAGAATTATTAGAAATACAGGATATTCAAAAAAATTCAACTTTATTTTTTTACAGTTGATTTAAGAAAAAATATAAATAATTAAAAATGACAACCCAAATATCATTGATTGACGAAAAACATACACCAACTCATAGCAATGTTAGTGAAGAAAATATATCAAAAAATATTATAGATTTATCACTTGATTTAGAAACACGTTTAAAATGTATTGATATTTTTTATAAAAAAGAAGGTGATAACGTTATTGAAATTATAAATAAACTGATTATGATGTATGATTTGTCAAATTTAAAACTTTTAAAACAATATTTATATGATATATGCGAAAAGAGTTCATTGCCACCTTTTTTAAAAAGTATAGTTGCTAAAGGTTTGTGTTTTCACGACGAAAAAGACGAACTTGGTTACAAAGCTGTTGATTTAATATTTCAAAAAATGGGGGATGAAATAGGAACACCGTATAAAATTGAATTTATAAAAATTTTAATGAAAAATGAGAATTACAAAGACAAGGCTAATATGTATTTTTGTAATATTATTAATAATGATAATTTAGATTGTGAATATAGATTTAAATATATACTATCTTTAGAGGAGAGATTTTTATACTTTAAAAACAATGCATTTATTTACTTTTTAAACAATAGAAATAATATGACTATTTACAGAATACTTGCTTCTCAAAATTTATTAAGATTATCAAATATAGATGACAGTATTAAAAAACATGTTCAAGAAAGCTTGTTGTTTTTTGCTAATGACAACGAACTTGATTATAATTTAAGAGCAGACGCAACTGATGTGTTATTACAGTTAGGAGACCAATATTACAAAGATTTAGCACAGACTATAATAATGACTCTTGGAACCACAGGAAATACCAAACCTAAAACTATTTATCAAAATGCTCAAAATGTTCATTCAAAAGAAATAGAAGATAGTATTAAACAAGGTTTAGAATATATACAAACGTTTGGTATAATGAAAGTTGAAGAAAAAGAAATAGATATATTGTATGTTGAAAAGAAAATAAATGATTTGTTAAAGATAGATACATTAAAATATATAAATTCTGATAAAGTAAAAATAGCGTTAACTAGAATATCATTAGACAGAGCTTTGTATTCTGCATATAATTGTTCTTTGGAAAATATACTTTTAAGAGTGTGGACCTACATCATTGGTCATACACACGAAGAAGAAATGAAAAAACGTTTACTGGAAGAATTAGTAGAAATGGCAGGAACTTGTTCTACAGGTTTTGCAACAAGATTAATAAACAGTATATCAGGTTTCGGTGAATTTACTATTAAAATTTCTTGGAGAGAACAAATAATTGGAAATTTCACTGGAAGATTAAATGCAAAAATTAGAAATATGGATGATTTAACATTGCAAGAAAAAGTTTTGGAAGAAATGACATTAGAAACAACTAATTATGCTTCTAGAAAAAGATTTCTTAAGTTTTTAAGAAATAATTTACTTGAAATAAGAGAGGAATTATACGATGAATTTAAAACCCATATTTCAGATACAGATTTTGATTTATATTTTAGAACAGCTGTTTCTATGTATGAAACTGGAAATTACGTTTGAGGAATATCATCTATATTCACCCAGTCATCATCAACTTCTTCTTGAGTAATTTTTTTAAAATTAAAATAAGGAACAAATTGATATACCAAAGTTCCATAATAATACACATTGTAAATAACGTGTCTATGTTGCCATAAGACATATGTAATATAAATGTATGTGTACATTTATATTAAAAAAAAGATAAATTTGATATAACAAAAATGATTATTGAGTTAATAAATTGAATTTTAATATTTTTAATTACAAATATTAAAAATGGACAATAATATCATATCAAACAGTATATTTACTTTTATAGAGAACATATCATTAAAGTATAATATACCAATAGATGAATTAAAAATGTTATGGGAAAAAAATAATAATAATTTTGATATTGAAGAACTAGAAATAAATAAAATATACAATGAAGACTGTATTATTGGAATGAAAAAAATAAAAAGGGAAAGTGTTGATATTATAATTTGCGATCCTCCATATAATATTGGAAAGGATTTTGGAAATGACAGTGATAAACAAAAGATGGATGATTATTTATTATGGTGTGATAATTGGATTGCTGAATGTTTAAGAATACTAAAACCACAAGGAACTTTATATATATATGGATTTAGTGAAATTCTTGCTTTTATAAGAACACGTGTAACTTGTAATGTGAGATGGTTAGTATGGCATTATACTAATAAAGTAACTCCATCATTGAATTTTTGGCAAAGAACACACGAAAGTATATTATGTTGTTATAAAGAAAAACCAATATTTAATCGTGATGATGTTAGAGAACCTTATACAGAAACATTTCTAAAAAATGCAGCAGGAAAGGTTAGAAAACCCACAGTAGGCAGATTTAGTAATGGTGATAAAGAAACAACCTATACTGCTCACGAAGGAGGAGCATTACCAAGAGATGTCATAAAAGTTCCAGCATTAGCAGGTGGAGCAGGAAAAAAAGAACGCGTAGATCATCCAACCCAAAAACCATTAAATTTATGTGATACTTTGATAAAAGCATCTTTAAATAAATCGTCTCATACATTATTAGTAGTTCCTTTTGTTGGTTCAGGTTCCGAGTGTGTTTCTGCAAAAAAAAATAATGTAAATTTTATTGGTTTTGAAATCAATGGTGATTATATTAATACAGCAAATAAAAGATTAGATGATTTTGATAATAATTAAATGGTACTTAATTTATCAACTAAATCAATATAATTGTATTTTGGTTTATTTTCTACGAGAGCAGACGCTACAATAAACTTTTTTATTTCTTCTGTCATTTCAATATGTATCCATAATTGAGACGACATACTAAATGTAATTGACATTTTACAACCATTAATTTCATTTGTATTCCATCCAACTTGTGTATCTTTATTTTTTCCTCTTTTTCCAATTGTAGGTTCCCAAGTATATGAAGAAGGGTCTAAAATTAAGTAATTGCTTGGTATTAATAACCAATCATAACTTATATTTTCTTTATCTGTTTCATCTCTTACTATAAATGAATAATAGTCAAAATTTTTTCGTTTATTAATTTCTTCAATTATTTCTGTTGGCGTTCCACATTTTTTTCACTACAAACCGTAGTTAATCTATAAGAACTAATATCAATACTTTTTTTATTATTTGAATATTTTGCGGATTTATTGCTAATTCTTTCTAATAAACAATTAATGTCCATACCAGATGAGTGACTTCCGTCACTTTTAGAATAAATATCAATTCCTAATGATGAAAATATTATAGCGTTGATGTCCTCCCATATTGTTTCATTTATAGAAGATGAATTAATTAAATGATATCCTTTAACACATTTTTTGAAATTTATATCAATTAGTTCAATATTTTCACAAATATCAGTTATACTTTTTAAGTTCATCCTTAGGTTATGATTTTTTTCAATCCAATTCATTCTCAGGTATATTATATTTTAAAAATATTTGTTTTATAAAAAGCGATACAATATCATTTATATCTTTTCTAATACTTGACATTTTTTAACCCTGTATAAAAGTTAGTTTTAATATTCATTTTAATATTAAAACACAGAAAAATTTATTAATTCCATACACTTTGCAAATAACTTCCTACAACTATCCAAGCCAATTGAAACCATAATACAATTACAGCTAATCTTGCTATATTTCTTTCAGTTGTATTTGTATTTCCGCAGTACTGACCGTCATCTTGACGTTTATTACTGTAAGCCATTTGTGTTAAATATACTAACCCTATCACACTCAATATCGCAAATATTAATAAACCTATTATAAATACACTCGTTATGGTGTTTATCACGTATTTCATTTATTATATAAAAAATTTTTTTATTATTGATAATAAAATGAATAAAAGTTTAGTTAATACAATATTTTTTACAGGTTGTTTATTTTTTGGTCTATTAATATTTATCTTTACTGTTTATGCTTTTAGTAATTTAAACAAAGATTGTACTAATACAACAATTAATGATTGTTTAATAGTTAATTTCGTGTTAAGTATAGCTTTTGTAACTATAAGTATTGGTTATGGTTTATGTAATTTTACTCATAAATGTTATGATGATAACTCTAAAAGTGAATTCGTAGACCATATTGATATCTTATTTGGAATTTCTCTTCTAGTATCTTTAGTTATGACAATAATATCCTTTATTGCATATGGAAAAATAAATGATGATAAAAAATGTTTAGGTACAGATAAATCTTCAACACAAAATGAAAATGATAATGGTAAAAGATTAAAAAATTATGTTTTAATGTCATCTATATTATCATTGTTTTTATTTTTATTTATAATTGGTGCAAAAATATATCAAACAAACGCTTTTGAAAAATTATATGAAACTATTATGAAAAAGAAAGAAGAAGATAAAAAGAAAGAAGAAGATAAAATACAAAATTCAATACCACGACAACCATATGGATTTTTCAATAAATTATATGGATTTTCATCATAAGAATATACTTTGTTTAAATTATAAATATTATAAAAATAATATTTATAATAAATGATTGGAATTAAAATTTTAATCTTATCTGCCGTGTTATTATTTTATGGTATACCTATGTTGATAATATCTTCTTATGGTTATAATAATTTATCTTCTGATTGCAAAGCATTATCTTTAAGATCAGGATTACGTGGATTAATGGCAACTTCTGTAATAACTATATGTTTTATTACAACATATGCATTATGTAAAGCAAAATGTAAATTATTAGGAGATAATAAAAAAGAAAAAATTTCTGATCTAAAGATTTTCTTTTTCATTATACTAGGTATTTCCATATCAAATTTAGTATTTTTATCACAAATTAATAAAATATTAAAATCTTCAGACCCTGAAGATATTAAGTGTCAAACAAATAGTGTTGATTATAATAGTATGGTGACAGTAGGATTTATACTTTCGAGTATATTTTTAATTCTTTCAACTGGTTTTATTATCGTTCCCTTTATTTTAGAATCGAGAGATAAAGCTAAAGAAAAGGAAATTCAAAAGAAAGCGATTGAAGATACAGAAAAAGAAAAAAATAAACAAAAAGAACACAAGAGAAAATTAATTATGACTGAAGACGAAAAGAAGAAAGAAAAAGATTTAGAAGAAGCAACTAAGGAACTTCAAAAACAACAAGAAGAAGAACAATTACGTGAGCAAAATCAACAAGAAGCAAGAGAAATTCAATTAAAATTAGATAAAGTTAGAGACCAACAAAAACAAGTAGATGATAAAGCGAAAGCACGACAAAAAGAAGAAGAAAAAGCACGACAAAAAGAAGAAGAAGAACAAGTTAAACAAGCAGAAGAAAAATTAAAAAAAGAAGAAGAACAAAAGAAAAGGGATGAAGAAGAACAAGTTAAACAAGCAGAAGAAAAATTGAAAAAAGAACAAGCAAAAAGAAAATTGGAAAAAGAACAAGCAGAAAGAAAATTGAGACAGAAAGAACAACTTGAAAAACTATTTGAAGTTACGGAAAGCAAACAACAAAATTTAAATCAAGGAAACGAAGTTGTTAGTAGCTTGACAAGTGCTAGTATAAATCGCAACGCTACATATATACCATGGACGTACTTCACTAAAACTAAAAGAAAACGTTAGTCTAGTTTCTCTTGAAACTTTTTATAATTCTTTTTTATAATATCAATAAATTCGTAATAAGTATCACGTGCAAAATCTTCACACAAAGAAGACATTATAACTTTCCCACTATGAAAAACTAAAAATGTATTATATCTTTCTTTCTGAATTTTCTTTTCACGTTCTTTAGGTTTTAATGTATTTAAATATGTATCGTAAGACACGTATTTTGGTGTTGTCCAATTTTTATTCTTATAAGTCAATGATTTTATTTTAAGTTCTGTTATAGGTTTTTTAATAGGTATTTTAATATTTACACCTGTATATCCTATACTGGTTTCTAACAAACTATGATAATCTGTATTTGTATTAAAATATTCATCAATTTTTTCCCTATCTAATGTAAAACCTAAATTAAAATCTATATTTCTCATAGCTGGGATAAACATTGCTTTAAAATTTTCTCCATCCAATTTGTATATATCTTTTTCGTCCTTAATATATTCCCAAATATATTTAATACAGTTTTCGGCGTGTTCATCTTGTTTACATCCTGTCATTTGAAATTTACCGTTTCTACTAATTTTAAAATTTATTCTTTTACCATCTATAATCATTACTACTGTAACTGAATTTCTAAAATAATCTGTACTTTTTCCTTCTTTCTTTTTCTTTTTTTTCAATAAAATTCCTCTTACTTTATTCGCCAAATCTATTGTTATTATAGAACCATTTGGGATATTTCTATTTGGATCTATAGTAGAAACTTTTTTCTTTCTTCCACGTTTTTTTTGAACTAAAACATATTCTGTTATAGGTAAAAAATCAAATAGTTTCTGAATATCTATATTTAAATTAGTCATAACAATAAAAGTTTTTGTACTGACTGAAATATTTTCAAACTGAATATCTTGCATGGTTTATTTTCTATTTAAAAGACAATTTCTTTTAAATATCAATTTTAAATTATATTTTTTGAAACATTAAACATTTCTTGATTTATTAAACAACTATTATTAAATTTTGAAAAGTTAATTTCAAACTTATTTTTAATAGATTTCCAATCTAAAAATATAACCTTAAAAACAGGATGTCCTTTGTATTTAATAGAATTAACTTTTTTTACAAATTGTTTTGGTGTCAAATTATCCGTGTAATAAATCTCATAATTATTTTTTATAAAATTTTTATTTATACTATCTAATTTATTACACCAATATTTTGAAAAAGATATAATATAGACGCCTTCTAATGTTATAACACAATGAAATATAGTATGATTTCTTAACTCGTAAAAACCTAAAAAATCATTACCTGATGGCCATGCGTTTTTTACATTATTTTTTTCATAAGCTTGTTTCGGATGAGAATGAAAATTATACCTAGAAAAAGACACAGAAACATTTTCTTCGTTTCCAGATTTGATACTATTTTTATCAACATCTATAATAAATGTATTATCTTTTGATATATTAACGGTCATTTCACCTGATATTTCTTTTTGTTTATTTTTAACAAATCCCATATTTTTAGAAGCATTTGATAAAAAATTTATAGCATCAACCGAAAATTTAACTGATAAATTACAATTAATATTATCAATATTTTGTATAGCATATTCTATCTGTTTTTTTACTAAATTTTTATTGATATTGATATTTTGTTTATTTTTTCTATATATACAGAGACCTTCTTTAGTCATATAGGGATTGTAAAAGTCGTTTTCTAAAAAACTATTTACTATTAATTCAAAATCTTGACATTCTGGTTTTATATAAGTATATAAAATAGTATTATCAAAGAATTTTTTATTCAAATATGATAATATGTCTAATAAATAATTTTTACATTGAGGGTCTAACATACATTTATTTTTTTCTGAATTATGTAAAATATAATAATGAGATTTAGAATTATCATTTATATTATTTTTTATTTCTAGTATACTTTGTTTATAACCTTTTTTATAAGGAGGTCGTTTAATATATGGATAATTTTTAATATCTGAATAATCAAGTAGTAAGATATTATTCATTTTATAATAATATATTATAAAATATATTTATTGATAAATAACAATACAGCTAATACCTTTTAAAATTACTATCTAATTTCCTTTACCCAATTAAATTTTATAATTCTTAAACTATAACTGGATCTATATATTCTGGGTTGTATCTTGCAAAATGGAAATTCCAATAATCATCACTTCCAAATCTAAAATCAGATGGGATTGGTTTTGCTTTATACCAAAAAACACATTCTTTCCAATTGTTTGAACGTGTGGCGTTATGTATATATAAAGCAGTATAATCATCTGTAATCTGATCTAAAATATCACAAAATAATTTAAAATCCGGAATAATACCACCGTAATTTTCATACATAACTTTTCTATTTCTAAGGTTTGGTTCTCTTAATATAAATATACCATCTACATTTGTTCTTATAACAGGTCTAACGTCCATACCGTACTGCAACGATAATATATACAACATTTTCCAATGTCTTCCTCTTTTGTATAAGCCTTGTTGTAAAGGTTTCTTAAATATTGAAGGATCATCAGTACAATCATCTAAAATAAGAACCGCCCAGGGGTTTTCAAGATGTTGTTTAGCTAATTTTTGACGTTTTACAAATTTCGTTACTTGCTCTTCATCATAATTATTAAATACAAAAGTAGATGGAAAAATTTGTCTATAAAAATGATTACTATCTTCAGTTCCACTCATAGCCATCGCGGCAGGGTATATATGTTTTTTTGAATATAATAGTGATGAAATTAAAGTAGTTTTACCAGTATTGTGAACGACATCGAAAGATGCCAATAAAAACTTATTATCCCCATTCAAAGTGAAACCGTAATAGTTATCATAAGATTTCTTTTCTAATAAAAATTCACTTTCCATCATACATTGAGTATTTGTTAAAGTATTTTTAGTTGGAATAATAGATATATTTCCAGAAAAAAAGACACAACTTAAAATAGTATCATAAATAGCATAAAATCCTAAACTTCTTAAAAGAAATAAAATTTTATCTTTATTATCATCTTTTACAATTATATAATTTGTCAACTCATAACCATTTATAACACATTTATATTCATTATATTTATAATCACGGTCTAAAATTCCAGCTAAAAATAATAATCTATTTTCTCTTGAATTTATTATATATTCATCTATATTTTGATTATTATAAATGATTCCGGCATTATATGGTTCTAATTCAGTTTGTTGATGTTTAAATTCGACACCGTTTTTAAACAATTTGTGTTCTCTTTTCCATTTATCATCTTTTTTTATGTATTCTTCTACAGATAATTCTACTATATTTCCATTTCTATCTTTCAGTACAAGTATATGCTGGCTATTAACAGTATAACTTTCCCAATTTCTTGGAATTATCTTATACATAATATCACTATTTCTACATAATTCTAAAACCTTTCTTGGAGTTGAATTCCAGCCCATTACAAGTTCTCCTGTTTTTATATGTTCAATATTCTTAATATTTCCATCATACATAAGTACTTTTGTTCCTATTTCAAAACAACCAGGTTTTCCAACTACAACTATTTTCATGCCACCTTGTTCGGGTGATTTATATGTTTGCATATTAGGTTGTATTATATCTAAGTTTAATTCTTTTATTTCAATATTTTCCACACTTGTTTGCATTTTTTATAATTTTTTATAATTTTAAATTATGTTTCTTCTTCGGCATCTATAGTCCTTGATTCATCTTCTTCTAAATTTTTAGATTTTAAATATATTGATATTTTTCCTAAACTTCCTACTAATGTTTTAAAAAGAAGAGGTATATTACTTTTAGGATATATTTGCATAGTAGAATTTAATCCTGCTATTTTAGTTATTCTTAATAATCGTTCTGAATCAAATTGTTCTGAATAATCAAATTCTTCATTTTCATCTTTATCATCATCATTTTGATCGTTTTGTTCGTTTTCTCCAAATTCTGTAAAACGTTTCATAACACCTCCTGCATCGCTAGAAAAACGAATTAAAAATCCTTTTGATGTAATATGAGTTGTATTTGAAATATGTGTTAATCCTTTACACATTTTTTGAAATTCACCCGAAGGAACAATTACAGGTTTTTCATACCCAGACGGTAAATCAATTTGTATATTTTGTATATTTTGTATTTTAATAAAAGAGGTTGTTATACGATTATTTTCTTTTGGAATAATTTTAATACCTAAATCTGTAAAATTTGTATCATCGATGAAAAATTCAACAGAATCTCTCTTTTTTATAGTTTTTAACATTTTATGAAAATGTATTAAATTAATACCAAGATATAATTTTTCTGTATGTTTAAATTTATAAACCGAAAAATTGTCCGAATCTAAATCAATATCAATTAATATAGTTCTGTGGTGATCCATCATACATAGTCTTATACCTTTTTCATCAACTTCAAAACAACCAGTTTTGATATTATTTTGTAATAGTTCTGCTAATACTTTTAATGAATAACCTTCTCTTGTTTTTGCTTTAAATATAATGGTCATTATTTTTTAAAAATTATTTACTCCTTTAAATTTTTAAAAATTATTTACAAATATATTTCATTGTTGTATATTCATCGTCCATATCATTATCTATAATAAAACCAAACTTTTTGTACATTTCAATTAATTTTTTATAAGTTTTTTTAGTTTTATCTACTTTTAACATTGGTATTTTTCTTTCGGAACAGACCTTTTTTATAGTTTCTGAAATTATTTTTTTAGCCACCCCTTTTAATCTATATTTTTTAGCCACACATACGTTCCATATAATATTATTTTTGTCAAGAGTTAAAAAACCTACTAATTTATTTTCAATAAACGCAGTTATCCAAATGTTTTCATCATATTCTACGTTAAAATTATCTTTAAAACATTCATTCATCATACTTGAAATATTTTTTGTAATTTTTTTAAATTCTTCGTCAGTTTTTGATGCTTTAAAAAGTTTTATATCAATTTTTATTTCTTCTTTAAATTCTTCTATTTTTTTGGTTTTACCTTGGACTCCACATTTTTCATCTTTTTCTAACATATTATTGTTTCTTAACCATTGTTCTATTACACGACATAATGAGTTAATACTCTTTATACCACCTTCTTTTTTACTTTTTCCATAGTATAAAACACGCCTTAAATCATCTTTATCGATATTTGACATATTATCTTTTCCACCTAATATTTTTAATAAATTTTCATCTTGTTCTACTAGATCGATCAATTTATCTTTTGTTTCAGATTTTTTAAAATCATCAGGAACCTTTATTTTTAATCGATTTACTATTATATCTACAAGTTCATCTACTTTCCAAAAACTACACACTTTACCAGAATAACTTAATCTTTTATCTTTTTTATCTATTTCTTTTTCTTTTTTCAAATCAAGTATACAAAATTTCTTTTTTTCTTCATTATATGTACCTATTAAACCGTATGGATTATTTTCTCTAATTTTTTCTTTTTCTATCTGTTTTTCTTTAATTATTTTTATGATTTCGTTATCACAATCTTTCCATTCATTGACATTTTTACCATCTTCGATACATCTTAATTCACCCTTCTTTTTTAAAAAACTAGAAACCCAGATATTATCAACTTTATCGATATAACTTTTATAAAAATTTAAAATAAAATTTCTTACATCCTTATTTTTTTCTATATTCATATAATTTGAAGTAATACTACTTTCAAGTAAAATTTTTTGAATATCTTCTGGAATAATTTTAAGTATTTTAATTACTTTAGATTCTTTTTCAGAACTAAATAAATTATCAATAATTTGTAGAATTGAACTTTCAAAAATATCTTGAATTTTTACCTGCTCTTTAATATGTGGATATTTAGTATAATATTCTGCTAAATAATCATATTGTATATCTATATTATTCACTAAATAGTAAATATTATGATCTTCTCGTAAATAAGATGGAAAACCGTATTTATTTCTAATTACAATACTTTTATTTATAACTTCAGAAAGAGCTGAAAGTATTTGAAAATCATTATATTCTTTAAAGTTATTTTTAATTTCTTTATAATTAAGAGAAAAATGGTGTTGAAACAATTTTTCTATTTGATAAATTATATTTTTAACTGGGAATGTGGTGTAATAAATATTTAAAAAATCCATATAATTTATTTCATCTTTATATTCTTGTTTTATAGAAATTAAAGCGTTTTCAATTTCTTCTTCTGTAAAAATTGATTTTAATTTTTTGTATATATCATCAAAAGATAATTTTATATTTTCACGTAATAACTGCTCTATTTTCTTTTTAACATTTATTGTTTTTTCATTTGAATAATATATATTATATGTAGAATAATCTATTTCTGAATCTTTTAATTCTGTATTTTTCATATCTATACCATCGCAAGAATATTGACAAACTGTATAATCACATTCTCTTGAATTATCAATACCCAATATTCTGTTTCTTGTGTAATTTAAAGCGCAATCAAAAGAAATTTCCATCAATAATCTTATAACGCTTTTTATACTTATATCTTTATCTTCCGATGTTTCATATAAATAAAGATCTACAGAGAAACTATTATCTTTTGGAATAGATACACTTTGAAGTATTTTAACTTTTGGATTTCGAAGATCTTTATGGGAACCAAAACGAATTCCTCTAGCTATAGCTTGTGATATTTCAGAATAATTCCACCAAGGTGTTAAAATACTTTCAAATATTACATTATTAAAAGAAAAACCTTCACTAATTGCTTTACTACCAATAATAACTTTAATATATTTTCCTTCTTTATTATCAGATTGATTAAAACGATTATTAATTTTTTTTATATCATTTGTGTTCGTAGTTATATTAGTTAAAATTGCATATCTCGGTTTTTCTTCTACTTCTTTACCATTTGCTCTAGAAAAATTAAATAATTCAAGCAATAAAGAAAATAATATACATCCACTACCTTGAACAACAGAAGAATAAATAAAACAATTACCTTTAGTTTGTAAAATATTTTTTATTACTTTCGCGTAGGAACATGAATATTTTTCTATGTTTTTTAAAGTTTCTTCATCTGTTTTTCCTTCTAACAGTTTTTTAAATCCTTTATCAAGTTTATATTTACCTGGTATATTTTTTATTTTAGATTCTTCGTATGATATATATTTTTCAAAACCTTTTTTACCATAACTTCCATCTGGAAACACGAATAATGTAGCTTCTCTTGTATTTGAAAAAACACCTTTTTTACCACCAATATCTTCAGAATAAGCTCTTTTATAATGTTCTGTTTGAAAATCACTCATAATAGACGGTTCTACTTGTAAATGTTTTAATTTACCTATTGAACTTCCCATAAATTCTTTGGGAACAGAAGAAGAACTTTCTTTTAAAAAAGATATCTTTCCTAAAAACAATTTTTTTAATTCATCTTTTTTATCTTCTCTAATAACAGTGTTTCCATTTTTGTTTATAGTAAATTCATTTAAAAAATCGTTTCCAGATGGTAATTGTTTATCAAGTGGAAGTATAAGGTTCATAACAGATGCTATTTCATCAATACTATCTTTCATAGGTGTTCCAGACATTAATAATATTTTACAATTTTTGACAAGATGTAAAAATCTATGAAATTGAATGTAAATTTCTAATTCTTCTGTTTTACTTTCGCCTTCTTTTATTCTAAGATTATGTACTTCATCTATAACTATAAATTTGTTTGAATAATTTCTTATTATTATTTCATCTGATATATCTTTTATTTGCTTTGCGAATTTTACAAAAGTTTTTAACTGGTAGTATTTAATATTCTTTTTTATACGTCTTACTTTTTCATTATCAGATAAATTTTTATAATCTTGTGGTATATATTGTCCGTGGGTACATCTTTCTACTAACTGTTTAGTAAAATTATCAAGAAGAGGTTCGCCTTTTGCAAAAATAACAGCTCCTTTAAATGTACTGTTTTCTTGTCTTACTTGTTCTATGGAACCAATAGCACTGCAAGTTTTACCTAAACCTGGTTCGTGAACTAAAAGAAGTGAATCGTAAGGTGTATTACTAGAAAGAAAACGAATAATATTTTTTTGATATTTAGTGTATTCTCCTTTTTCTATAGGAAATTTTTCATCTTCATCTAGTTTGTTTTCATAAAATTCTTTTTTGTGATATAAAATATCATTTAAATGTTTTTCTGCTGAATAAGGTCTTAAAATACTATATTTAGACTTATTAATTTCTGGATATTTTGGTAAAAAATCTTCAATATTCATTATTTTATTATTTTATAGAAATCTTTATAAAATAACTTTAATTTTCTGATGAACTTTTAAATAAATTAATTATTTTTCTAGGTTTAGAAATTCTCTTATGTTTATCGTTTGGACTACTTGAATTACTTGAACTACTTGAACTACTTCTCTTATGTTTATCGTTTGGACTACTTGAACTACTTCTCTTATGTTTATCGTTTGGACTACTTGAACTACTTCTCTTATGTTTATCGTTTGGACTACTTGAACTACTTCTCTTATGTTGAACTACAAACTGTTTGTAAATATTATCATATGAAGAAAACATTCTCGCTACAATATTATTCTTATAAAGTTTACCTATAACTTCGTATGTATTATCTGGGTATTTTAACAAAATTATATTATCTTTATTAGTTGTTTTATTAGTTTGTAAAGGTAATTTTGTAGTTGAATCTATGTATAGTATATTTATATCTGAATAATAATCTAAAATATTATTTTCTGTTAATTCAAGTTTTTCACAATAAGTAAATATATTATGAAATAATTCTTTTGATTTTTTGTCACAATAATCTTTACGTTTATCATCTATATCCATATCTTTTAAACAATTCATTATTGTATTAGACACGTTTTCTAAAACATTTTCTCTATATGTTTGTATATTTGAGTAATTTGTTTTAATGATATCTTTAAATTCAGCAAAGCCAACCATTTCAAATATAATTGAAAAAACTTGATTTATATCATCATCTGCAATGTTATCAATGTTTAATTTTTCATTTCTCGTTATACTATCATAAAAATCGTTAAATATTTTAAGTATATTTATTTTTAAAGATTTTATTCTATATAATTTATTACATATACGGTTATATATATGGTCTCTTTTATTTACTTCTTTTAAATATGTTTTATCAGTGGCTAAAAGGATACATTGTATTAAACTATTTTTTAACGAGTCAACCCCTGTTCTAACTAGTATATCTTTTATTTTAGGAGAATTAAATATTACTGTTTTATTTTCATTTAAATGTTTAATTTCTGACATTTTTAGAGTATATATTTGAGTTTTTAAATAATGGTTTCTTGTAAAATAAATGAGTGAATACATATTTAAAAAACCTCGTAAATATAAAGATTGGTATATATTTGATGATACTATATATTCGGATATAGAACTTGCTGATTGCAACGATTCAATAACAGGAATATGTAATAACACAAACACTTTAGAAGAATGTTTAAATTTGGCTAAGAACGATTCAGATATTGGATACTTTATAGAAACACCAGATAAACAAAATTTTTGTGTACCTTTGAAAAAAATAGGCGAAGGGATCGATTATTATCACAGAATAAAAAACAAATCTTACTATCCTATTTTAAAAAATATGAAAACATATGTATTTTCCAAAAGAATTTATCCTTTTCCTTCAAAAATTCCAAATGCTGTTTTCTATACAGATTATTTTTATTTAAAAAACATACAATCTAACATGATGATAGGTAAATCTGACGACGATACAATTTCTGAAAAAGTTGTATTATCCAAGGATAGTTATATTAGTTTACAATTTCTCCCTAAAGAAATTTTAAGAACACAAGTAGAACAATATATTCCAGTAAAAAATGGAGATGAAATTGTTATTAATATACCGGGAACATCTTTAATATTAAGAAAACACGATGGCAATACCATTTCTTGGTTATTTAGAGCAACCATAAGTTATGTTCCTAAAAATACTTTTATAATTAATTCTAAACACAAAACAAAAGGTGAAATAATTAATTTTGATGATGAAATATATATAACTTCAGATGATAATATTTTAATTTATGATAACAATGAATTATCTTTACAACCTAAAAATCAAATATCATTAATCAATCCCAATGTAATGTTTAAAATGATTCCAAAAATAAATGTATATTATTGCCAAGATAATAAATGCAACAAAATCGAACTCTCCGATGCAAAAACTTCAGGAAATTTTGCAACATACAAAGGAAATCCAGTATACAGACAACCTAATTGCTGGAGTATGTGTTCAGAACACAATAATGAAATCGAAAATAATGACAAAAAATCGTATTATTTTCTAAGTATAATGTTATTTATTGTTCTTTTTGTATGTCTTCTTGTAATTTTTGTTTATGTATACAAATAAATTTATACACAATATGTCTTAAAGGAATTGGTAAATCTAATAAATTAAACTGAATATTATCTTTATTTATAATACCATTATAAGGCAAAGAAAATGAAGTTCCGTTTTCTTTTTGTATATAATAATATTTTATTAAAGTATATATAAGTTCAAAACCGTTAACATCTAAAGTTTGTATTTTTTTCATAAAATCATTTTTTTCGACTACAGTTAAATCTTTTTTTAACGGGATATTATTATTTAACATATTGAATAGTGGAAAATCACTCATTTTTAATAATAATATTTTATTTATTATTAAAAAATCATTTTTATTTCTTATATACTCTGTTTTTGTATAATTTCTAAAAAACTATTTATTCTTCTTTTTGTTTTTTCTCCCTTTTTGTATAACTTTTCATCTATTAATTCTACATTATCACTTTTTAATTCTTTCTTTATTAATTTACCGTCTCTGTTATATGATTCAGAAATAACTTTTACGTCAGTATCAGGCAATACACTCCAGTAAGTCCATACATTAATAATTCTCTTTTCTTCTGGTAATCTTTTATGAGACCCATGTCTTGCTGTACGTCCTATGGATTGTATAATTTTGTTTATTCTTGGATTCGATTCTAATATATGCATATGTGTTGCTTCCATAACAGATATACCTTCTGCTCCTGCTTCTGTTATCAGTAAAATTTTATATTTAGATCCGTCTATATTATTTTCATTATTAAATTTTCTTAATATAGCAAGTCTTTCGTTATCCGAACTGTCTCCTGAAAATATTAACGATTTTATTCCACACATTTTTAGTAAAGAACTTATAAGATAAACTCCACCTTTTTCTTTAAAAGTTGTAAACAAAACATGTTTATCATTTATATGATAAATCAAATTGTATAAGAAGGTGCATATTTTGGGTGAATACATAAACAATCCTTTATTTTTAAATATATCTTTTTCGATCCACCCTCCTTCGTCTTTTAAAAGATCTCTAAATTTTACAGGTTTTTCAAATTCTTTTCTTTCGTTTTTTTGTTCTGATATTTCCTTTGCTTCTTCTTCAATTTCATCTGATATTTCCTTTGCTTCTTCTTCAATTTCATCTGATATTTCCTTTGCTTCTTCAATATAATTAAAATATTTTGGTGGATAATAAAAATTAGAAACTCTTCTTGTTAACATATTTTTTAAAGCCATAATATGAAGTCCTTCTAATAATTTATAAAGTTTAGGATCTGTATATTTTAAATTTTCTTTTGGTGGAAATTGTAAATCACTTTCTTGTTCCAACACTTTCAAATATTCAGAACATTGTTCTATACTCATAGGACACTTTATAGGAGGATGTTCTATTATTTTAGGCATATCTTTTTCAGAACCTGGATAATAAGATATTATGCCTTCTAAAGCCCTTTTAAGTTTTGTTGGATTTTTTGCTATAAAAGTTCCATCTTCTTTTTCTTCAAAATTTTGATAAAATTCTAAAAAGTTCATTTCGGGTTTTAAAAGACCAAATAAAGCACCAGATTCTTCATTGTAATTATATATAGGTGTCCCTGAAAGGGCAAGAACTTTACAATTAGCTTTATAAATTTTCATATATATATTGTACGGATGTTCAGATTCATTATTATAACCATTAATTAAATTATGAACTTCATCTATTATAACTAAAGAATTATCTAAATTTGGTATATATCTTGAAACTGCAAAATTATATGTTATAAATGTATAATTATCCCTAATGTAATATTTATTCATGCCACATTTTTTACAATATTCATTTATAAAATTTGCTCTTAAACTACCAGGTGTAAAAACATAAATATGTTTTACAAGTTGTTTTTCTAACATTTTATTAGCGATAGATATAGCAGTACAAGTTTTTCCAGAACCTAATTTATGATATAAAAGAAGACCTTTGTATTTTGACTGTAAAAAATAATCTAAATTTTTTTGTTGATGAGGTAAAAGTTTAAAACCAGTTGATATCCCAGCTTTGCATTTTATTTTACTATATACACCTTGGGGCATTTTATAAATACATATTTTTTATTTATAAAAAAAATTATTTGTTATATGCATTGTTAAATTCTAAATAACATACTTTATCGTTACCTAATAAAGGTATTCCAACGGTATAAGCTGGTATACCATCGGTAGTGTTTTCTTTTATCTTTTCTTTTGAAAATTGTTGTTTTTTTTGAATATTATTAGCAACTTCAATAACAAACTTTTTTATTTCTTCTTCGTTACTCGGTCCTTTATATACCATAAAAGGTTTACCATTTATATATAAAACTATATAAGGAACATATTTAACAGGTGCAACTGTTAATTGAGAAAGTTCTATACAAGATTTATTCGTGCTTACATTAATCATACCAAATTGACATCCGCCAACACTTCCTGGAAGTCTTTTAAATATAGGAATTAAAGTTTGACAATAAACACAGTGAGTTGAATAAAAAAGTATTAAAGAAAATCCTGGGATATTATGACATAATATATCTCCTTTCTGTCCTTTTTGTATTCCAAAATCTTCACTTGTCAGAAAAAGCAATCCGCTCATTTATTGTGAAAAATTATACTTTTAAGTTTAAAAAATATTTATTCAAAATAAAATGAACAATAATGAAATTAAAATTTACGATCCAAACGATGTTCCTTATGGCCCGTTAAGTAATAATTATATTCATTACATGCGTATAGATGATAAAAATTGGTCTACTGTTACAAATTATGTATTATCTAATATGCTTAGTACACCTATTTATAAACTTGCTTTACAAAACGCCCCAATTTTTGGCAAAAAGAAAAACATAAATTTAGACGAAAAAATAACTGATTCTGTAAATCTAATGGAAGTAAAATTAAAAAGACCTTTATCTTATTCCGAAAAAGAAGATATAAAAAATGCTATAATACAAGACAATAATATAGAAGAAAAGAATATATATCAATTGTATAAATATTATTCTGAAAAAGAAAAATTTGATACCATAAAATTAGCTACAGAAAATGCTTATAATGCAAAAATACAAGATGAAGAATTCAAACAAGCTTTGATAAACACAGGGCAATCCAATATCGTTTGCGAAAACGATATTGGATTTTTCGGACCTGAATTAAAGAATATTACTGGTAAAATTTTAATGAATTTAAGAAATAATCTTTTTAAAAAGATTGTATATGAAAAAAATTTAGAAAAAGAATTAGAAAAAGAAGTTGAAATTTTTAATATATACAAGGCTTATGTTATTTTAAATAGCGAATTGGAACAAGGTAAAGATTTAATCAATTATAATAATTTGACATCGGTACAAATTATTGAAAAATATCATAAAACCTTAAAAGATAAAATTATATTGTTCATAAAACAAAAAGAAAAAGAATCAAGAGATTTTCTTTTAGAAACTTTATCAAAGGAAGAAAAAACTAAAGAAATTATTCCGCAAAATTTTATGAAAGATTTGAATATCGAAGAACTTAATAAAAAATCTTACGAAGAACTTGTACAAATACTTCCCCTGCCGATCGTATTTAAAAAAGGTACAGTTCAAGATGATTTAAAACCATTAGTTATTAGTTTATATAAAAAAGGTAGATATCCTATTCTTAAATATGAATTAGAAAATCCAGGTTCTTTAGCGTATATATTACGTAAGATTAACATTGATAAACTGAGAGAAATGTTGGAAATAGAAAAAAGAATTTTGATAGTAAATTTATATACTGAATATATTATTAAGCAACATTATCCTAATATGTCAGATACAGATATTGAAATAGAGAGTAAAAAATTGTATCTATCTTCAAAATCTGTTAATGATTATTTTATACTAAGAGATAAAATTACGAGTTTGTATAAATTAGGATCTTTACCAAGAGATATAACTATAAAAATAACAACTGAACTTTCTAAATTTACAGATATAAAAGATTCTCCTTTTGAAATGGACGAAAAACTATTTACAGAAATAGTTGATACTGAAAAAATAAATTCATCTTCTTCCACCGAAGAGAAAGAGGAAACAGCGAAAAAATTAAAAATGGTTTTGAAAAAAGGTAAAAACGAGGAACCTATGGATGTACAATATTTAAGATTATTGTTAAAAGAAAATGAACAAAAGGGAGATAATACTATGGAAACAAAATATTTAAGATATTTATTAAAAGAAAAGGAACAAACGGAAGAAAAACAAACGGAAGAAAAAACAGATAGTATTTTTATTTCTAATGATATAAATAAAATAAGAGATGAATTTAAACCTCTATCTCAAATATTTAATAAAGATTTTAAAGTTAAAAATAATATTTATCCAAATGTCTATTCTTATATTATAACACAGTTATTGATTAAATCTGGTAAAGAAAAAATCTTAAAATCAAATGTATCTAGTTTCGAACGTGTAATGTCTGAAACGGACGCGCGTAATATGGTATTAGAAACCAAAGAAAATTTATATGAAACTTATTTAACAAATTTAAAAAAGGTTCAAGAATTGTTGATTAATTCATTATGTTTAAAAGCTTTAAAAGTAAAATTCGAAAATAATTTTTTTATGAGTATATTAGAATTGACAGGAAAGAAAACTATAATATGGAATGATGTAAATGATCCATTTTTGGGTGTTGGTAATGATGGAAAAGGGCAAAATAGTTGTGGTAGATTGTTAATGAATATTCGTGATAATATACAAAATTATATAAATAAAAATACAGAATTGGCAAAAATATTTAAATTAACTATATCTGATAAAACTTTACCTTATTTACTTATGAATGATCCATTTTTAACTCAATGGGTTAGTATGAGATTAAAAGATTTTTGTAAAACTGTATTTAAATTTAAAAATTATATCAAAAACATAGCAAAAATAGATGAAAATATAAACAGTGATTTTGTAATGACAGTTATAAATAACATATATCATAATTGCGGTATTTCTGTGCAACAATTAAAAGATATGCAGTTACCTTATAATAATAAAGAACAACTTCAAATTAAAAAAGATTTTATATCATTAGTACAATACAATTGTTCTGGATTGAGAACAAAAATTGATTCAAAATATTCAAAAGAGATTGAAGAATTAGAAAAGATAAAAGAAATGGAAATTCTATCTTTCTCGGGTGATAATTCAAATTATATTAATAAAGAACTTGAAAAATCTTTATTTATAAAACAACAAAAAGAAGATTACAACAAATATATTAACAATCCAAAACGAAAACCAACCGAAATTGACATTGAAAATTTTAAATTAGCACAAGAAATAGAATTTAAATTTCGTTACGAGGACGAAAATAAACAAATAGGATATTACAATAAAAAATTGGAAAAATCCGCTCTAGAAATTAAAAATCACGAAGAGAAGATACGAATAATAGATAATAAAATATCAGAATTAGAATCTAAACGAAAAGAAGCTTTCGAAGAAATAAGCAATAATATTAAAAACATAAGTAATTTATATTTTCATTATTTATTAATTATTATTCATGAAGGAATGAAATTAAATAATATTAAGACAATACAAGGTTTAAGAAATATGATAATACAAGCACAAGAACATAATAATAAAAATTTAGAATGTACTCAAAAAACACTAGGAAATTGTATAAATTCAGCATTAATAAATGTATTGAAAGCTATAGAAATATTTAAATATAACTACTGTGAAGATATACCTTTAAACATACAAGATATAGATTTAGCTGTGTCAATTATATTAAATACAAACATTAAACCTTTGAGAATATTAGAAGAAGAAAAAACATTAAATAAATTTGAACCATCCGAAGATTTATTAGAAGAAGAACAAGAAGAAGAAGAACAAGAAGAAGAACAAAAGTATATGTTAGATTCAGACGTAAAAGAAGAACAAGATATAACAGATTACGAAGAAGATTACGAAGAACCAGAATCAGATGTAAATTATGTTCCAACAAATTACAATAAAGACAACGAAGAACCAGACTATGGACAAAAGTACGCATATACACCAGAATACAACGAAGATTTTGAAAAAGAATTTTACATGGGTTCTAAATTGGATTCGGTAAAATCAGTGAAAAAACGTCGGGCTGATATTGAAGATTCTGATGATGAAGAAGATAGTAAAGTAAGTACACTTTTACCTGTACCGCATTCTAATGATAATAATACTGCACTATCAGTTGACACGAGTTCACCTAATCTTAAACAACCAGAAGAAGAACGAAAGTATATGTTAGATTCAGACATAAAAGAAGAACAAGATATAACAAATTACGAAAAAGACGATACTTGGAAACAAAAGTATATATATACAGAAGAACCAGATATAAATTATGTTCCAACAAATTACGAAGAACCAGACTATGAACAAAAGTACACATACACACCAGAAGACAACAAAGATTTTAAACAATCATCTAATAGTTCTGATATGATTAAAGAACAAGAATTAGAAAATATTAAGATTAATTTAAGAGAAATATCGAATGATAAAACTTTAAATTTTGATATTCTAGCAAAATATTTTATGAGATCTTCTTTTAAAATTAAAAAATATAAGTTTAGCAAAAATAAGCACAATAGAATTATGTTTTTCGCTGATACTATTGAAACCAAAAAAGTTTGGAATTTTTATGACTTTTTGAAACAAAAAAAATAAACAATTGTATTAATTATTTAAAATACAATTGTTAAATTTTATATGTAGATGTTATAATGAATAAAAAATTCATTATAACATCTACATATAAAATTTATTTTAATAATAATATTAATTAATAATAGTCCTGTTCAATGTCGTTTTCCTCATCGCAATCGTCTATAAAATCTTCATCTTCTTGTTCTTGTTCTTCATCTTGTTCTTCATCTTGTTCTTGTTCTTCTTGTTTATCTTGATTAATTTCATTTTCATCTTTTTCACTAAAATCATCTTCTAATTCAATTTCTTTATACTCTATGTCTGGTAGCATGGTTTGTGTCTTATAATTAATTTTTCCTGATATTTCATATGATGAATTTAGTTTTTCTGCTATTCTCTGTATATCACATATTTGTTGTGAATTATTTACTTTTACAGTCTTGGTAGCATCTAAATTATTTTCTCCGTATGCAAATTGATAAATCTTCCCTGTTGTATCTCTAACTGTTTGATCATATTGTATTTGTATATCTTCACATACTTTAACAATTTTACGTTGAATGTATCCAGATTTTGCCGTCCCCATAGCAGTATCACAAACACCTTCTCTTCCGGACATCGAATGAAAGAAAAATTCTTCAGGTGATAATCCTTTTATAAAAGAATTTCTAATAAATCCTCTTGATTCGTATTCTCTTTCTTTACTTATTTTTTTAAAAGGGTAATGAGGAAGAGACCTTTTTTTATGATTTAGTAAAGGTGTAACACGTTTTCCTTCAAGATTTTGCTGGCCTAATAAACCTGTTATTTGAGCAATATTAAAAAAATCTCCTTTTGCCCCAGATGTAACTGTTGTTAAAAAATTATTATTTGGATTCATAGCATCTTTTGCTATTTTCATACCTATATCTTTTGCTTGACTTAAAGCTGCAGTAATTCTAATTTCTCTAATACCAGGGTTTTGAGTTGTTTGTTCTATACCTTCTGCTTTTGTATAACACTGAGTTAATGTATCTTTAATTGATAATATACTTTTGTCTGATGTTATCATACAATCTTCTAAACCAACACTAAAACCATGAATCATAAGCCAAGCATTACCTATAAACTGAACATTATCTATAAAATTAGAAACTACTTTTGTACCATATTCTTTATTTAATATCTGTATAAGAGAATTGTGAGCATTCCCTACTATAGTTTTATCAATAGCACCTTCTAAAAATACTCCTTGATGTATTTTTACTATAGGTTCATCTGGATGTGCTCCGTTTTTTCTCTCGTAAAACAAATCTTCTGGTAAAATCAAAGAAAATAAACCTTTGCCATTGAATATATCAGGTTTTTTACCGAAATGTTTAAGTATTTTTTCAATATTCTTAATTCTTTCTGGATTCCAAAGACAACTTCCATCTGGTCTTTCGCCTTTTATACATAAATCATGGAATTGATTTCTTGACAATTTAAAATCTTTTCTTGTCATCAAAAAAGAAGCAATTAACGCATCTTGTGTTATAACTATAATTGGTTTACTTTCCTGTGCACTTATAATATGCATATTCGCGGAAGTTAACATTCTAAGTTCCGCCTCACTTTCATACGATTGAACTGCGTGTAAATTCATTTCATCACCATCAAAATCAGCGTTAAAAGATTTATTTACAGCTAAATTGAACCTAAAAGTTTTATGAGGCATCGGAACCACTTCCATAGCTAACATACTACCTTTATGTAAAGTTGGCTGTCTATTCATAAGAACAATATCGCCTTTTATAAGTTGTCTTTCAACTACATCGCCAATCTTTAATTGTATAGTTTTAGGTTTCAAATCAATAATTTTTTTATTTCTAATTATTCTATCCCCTTCTTCAAAATTTTCTTTACCAGTTTCAACCTTGACTGTATTTATATTTTTAGGTAATATAACATTGCCTTTAACATCTGTTTTTAATTCATCTTTTGATTTTATGATTATATCACCATTTATAAGTTCTATTTTTCTATTATTCAAAGCATATTGTAAATTTATTCTAAGTTTTGTCCCATCTTCTTTTTTAGTTATTAAAAAATTAGCTTTGTGATTATTTACTAATCCTGTTAACCAATTTATATTATATTTAGTCACTGTTTCTGGCTTTGTGTGTATTTTTGCTACTTCATATGGTATACCAACTTGTCCTAATTTTAAGGTAGGTTCAGAACCTATAACTGTTCTAGCTGAATAATCTACTCTTTTTCCCATTAAATTATTTCTAATTCTACCTCCTTTTCCTACCAATCGTTCTTTAAGACCTTTTAAAGAACGATTATCTGTATGATGTTTGGCTTTATTTTTAGAATTATTATACATCGTATTAATTCTAAAATTCAATGATTGAACTAATTTTTGTTTTTTTTGTTCTGTTAAAGTTTCTAAATTTTGTAATTGATTATTAATTTTTATTATTTCCTTTAACTGATAAGTAAGATCATCATCGCATATATTACCATCTGCTATGACATAAGGTCTAGAACAAGGTGGTATGACAGGTAAAACTGTTAATATTAAATTTTTAGGTTGCATTCTTTTAGGATCAAAACCTAATAATTTAACATCATCTTCGGATATATTATCAAATATTTTTTTAATATCTTCAGTTGTTAAAATTATATCAACTTTTTCATTTTCAATTTTTTTTTGTTTATATTCCATACTTATTGTCATATCTTTCGTTTTGAAAATAATTTTTGGTTGAGGTGAATTACAATGGCAACATATATCTATTTTTTCAATTTTTTCAAGTAATCTATTAAACTTTCGTTCCCCTTTTAATTTACTTAAACCATATAATTCAACTTGTTCTTCCATAATTAACACTCTGCAGCATTTCTTACAAAAACATTTTAGAAAAGTTGAAATCATTTTGTAAAACATAGGATGCAATACGGGCTCAGCTAATTCTATATATCCAATATGACCCCAACATTCCTTTTTTAAATGACAAGTTACACATTTTTCATTTGTGTCTGGTGAAAACCCTAATCTTTCATCATACACACTTCCGGGACCGGAAAATTTAGATGAATCTATTTTGCATACTGCCATATTACGAATATCATCAGGAGACAATACTCCGAATTCAATTCTTCCAATATCATGAATTTCAATATCATTAAACATATTTTCAATTTTAAAATTTAATAATAATTTTAAAATAATTTTCATTTTTAAAATAAAAGATGAAAAATACTGGATGCGAATTCAAAGTTTTAAGATCGACTAAAAAACCAAAGGTGCTATCAATGTCTTTATGGAAAAATAATGTTAAATATATATTCAACCTTTCCAATACATTGTTATGGTGGGGTAATAACGGCAAGGTTTTATTTCCAGATTGGAATATAAGAATATATATAGATCGTAATATAACAAAACCTTTGGAAAAAACACAAGAACGTTCTCAAGACATAGATTGGGATTTACTTATAGAAAAAATTACTAAGTATTACGATAATATAGAATTATGGTTCTATAATTGCGAATGGGGTCAAGACAATAACAAACGACATAAAAAAACGTTTGGTTCTCTTGTTAGATTTCATGCTTTTCAGGACGAAGATGTAAAATATGCCGTTTGTAAAAATATCGAATTACTTTCAAGTAGAAAAGACGCTGATATTATAAACAATTGGGTTAATAGTGATAAAAAATATCTCGTTTATTCTGACATAATTAATGGGTATAACTGTTCGTATGGTGATATTAAAATGTGTGAAAAATTAGGACTTAAAAATGTTAATATGATTTTAGCAACATTTGGTATGAAGTGTGACCAAAATATTCACAATGACCTGTTTGACAAAATGATGATTATAAGAAATAATTATAATGTTATGTTAAAAGACTTTCCTTATGGTATAGACGAAATATTTTTAACTATGTTGTATAAAGATGATATAGATATCAATAACACTGTTATAATTCCAAGAACTACTATCAATCAAATTATACCTTATGACTCTAATTACAATCATATATATAATGACATTCATAATTTCTTACAAAATGGTTCCACACTTAATGATGAACAAAAAGAAATATTAATAAACAATTTTGATATAGAATATAAAAATAAAAGAATAGATTTAGATACCATATTAGGTCGGTTGTATTCAGATTACCCAGATATTGTAATTAAACTTATAAATCATTTGACTGAAAAATATCAGTATGTTAATGAACAAGAACGCAACTTTTATCTTGATATATCAAATATTTCACAGAAATTTCATATGAAATTGTTTAAAGAAAATATATTACATGATGAAGATGAAGTTGACGATGAAGATGAAGTTGACGATGATGAAGATGAAGAAAAAGAAACATACGAAGAAAATCAAGCGAAGAAGTTCTTGTTAAAACTTGCTACAAATCAAAGAGAAAGAGAGTTATATTTTTATTTAGCATTAAAAACATACATAATAGAAGCAATAGATTGGATAGGTTATTGTTTAAAATCTAAAGAAGGGTATATTATACCACCAAAACCCAAAAAAGATGTTATAATAAAAGATGTTAAAAAAGAAATGGACGAAGAAATTTCAGCTTACAAAAAGATAATTAGTAAAAAAACTCTTACGCCAATAGACCGTACTTTTTTAATTACTAAATCGTATGTGAAGAATTTAGTTATAAATTCTGATAAATATAATCAAAAGGTTGCAGAACGGGTTGATTATTTGTTTAAAAAAAAATTGAAAGAATACAATATCAAAAAACAAAGTGCTCAAAGAAGAATATTTTTTGCTTATTTATCGCCTTTATAACATTGGGTTATTTTGTTTTGAATAATCTGTTAAATCATTTTCTGTTAATTCAACAGCAGTACCGTCATTTATATCATCTTGAACCGTTCTTTGTCTATATCCTTTCCATTTTTTACCACTTTCTGGAATACCCCACAATTTTATGAAATATTCTTCTATTTCATTTTTAACAGGAACCGAATGTCCTGGAAGACTGTCTTTAAACCATTCTTTAAATAAATTATAAATTTCTATCAATGATATAAATTTCACTTTGTCTTCGATTATAATTTCATCTACAAATTGTTTATAAATATCATTTTGTTTTCTATAAATATCAGTAGCAGATTTTACTTTTTCGGGTTCAAAACGATGTGTTATAGTTAAACGATGTTGTAATAATATCCAAGCCAAAGGTTCTATCAAATAAGGAATTTTTTTACCAAAATTTTTATCCATAGGAAATCTTTTTTGTTTTAATTGTTCTTCTATAGTATCAGGAGCCGGGTCATCTGGTCTGCAAAATGTCGATTCAAAAGGTATTACACGAACACGATTCCAAACGGCTTTATCGGCTCCTCTAATTTTTGGAAGTTTATTACATATAAAATTTAATTTAAACATTGGTTTAATTTCTCTAGTTTCTTTACCTTTTTCAAATAAATCTCTTGCGAAATATGTATCATTACCAGATAAATGTTTTAATATACCAGCATTAATCATTTCATCTCCATCTGGTTCTTCTAAAATAACATTTCTTGTTCCCGCGCCTAATCTTGCGAGATCTGCGTTAGCTGTTCCAGCAGATGTCTTTTTTCCAGTAACAACAACAGTGTTTAATTTTGAAGACAATTTTCCTAACATATTTTCAAACAACGCTTGGGTTACAGATTTACCATTGTCACCTTCTCCCAGCCAAAAATGAACCGTCTTTTCATGATTACCACCAACAAATATATCGGATGAAATATCCATAAAATATTTTCTTACAGATTTATCTGGGAACACTTGTTCAAAAAATGTATAAACTTCTTGAACTCTTTCGTCTTCTTGTTTAAAAACGATATAATCTATTGGCATATTTTTAGAAAGATAATCTTCCGGTCTTCCAGGTCTAAATACATTTAATTTCAAATCGTATACACCATTTTTAAATCCAATTATATAAGGATCTGAATCTAACTTATCTTTGAACTTTGGATCGTAAAAAACTTCTTTAGCTTCTCTCATAACAGAATTTTTATAAGTTGCAGATTTTAAATTACATACCATCTTATTTATCTGTTTCATTTTAGAATTCAACAACATAGCTTCTGATTTGTCTTGAGAATTATTCATTTTATCTAGAATAGTTCTACCAGCTTCAGAAAATTTATCAACTATTTTTCCTGATATTTTTTCTCTTAAAAAAACACCATCGTCTATTGCTTCCCATTTATGATTTACGAACTGATACCAAGTATTATTTGTTATACTTGCACATACAAATTCGTCTCCGTATTCTTCGTATAATGCTTTAGCAACGTCGTTATGCGAACCTTCTATCGATGCTATAATATGTTTTTCAGATTGTTCTTTTTTGAATTTTTTATATTCTTCTGGGTTATCTACATTTGCATAATATTTTAAAGTTGCTATTGTAATATCTCTTTTAGTCATTCTTTCCCAATTATGAACACATACGTCTTCGTCGTATTTTTCTTCGCATCTTGACGAAAATTCACACCACAATTCTAAACCTTCATTTGAACCTTCGGATATATTATACAAAACCCAACCGATACTCATCCAATCCGTATATTCACTTGCTCTAAAATCCGCTATCATAGGTAATAATTTTTTTGCTATAAGCAAAGCTTCTTCAACAGTTAATTTACTATGATTAATATTACTAACTATTCTTTCTTTCTTTTTTAATTTTTCTTTCAAAGGTGAAATTAATCCTTTTCTTATTTCTTTGTTTTTCCTATTATAAGGTATAATTGATAATATACGAGGTAAATAGTATTTTACTTTACCTCGTATATCAATAAGTTGTTCTTTGTGATTATATAATTGATAATTTTTAAAAGCTGTTTCAAGATTAATTTCAGATAACGAAGAGTCGTATATTTTTGATACTTTATAAGGTTGTGATTCTTCTGATTTTCTTGAACCATAAATTAACCAAGGAACTTTACAACAAAACTTATCTACAACTTCACTTGAATCTTCTATTCCAAGATTAGCAAACATATTTGTTTCTTTTAGAATTTCTTTTACTCTTGGAATTAAATGGGTTTCTTGGTCTATTTTAGACAAAAAACAATAAGGAAAATGGAGATGAAAACCATGTTTCAAATAAGTAATTTCATTTTTTGTCTGATTATACATATCTTTTTCTAAAACAACACATAATAAATCATCTTCAGTAGGGTTTTCTAAAATTTTCCTTAATAAAGATTGATATATTTCTACAATAGATTTTAATTGTGTTGTTGTATATAAAGTCTCGCCGATCCATTCTTCGGCGTCCTTCATACGTAAATCTATATCAACCAAAACTGGTAAATACCCATTATCTTGAGGTTTTTCAGCAATACCAAATACTATATCAGATTTTACTTCAAAACTATAATTTTCTATTATATTACAATAATAATTCCAGAATTCTTCATTTGTTTGACGATTAAACTGATATTTACCCTTTGGTTTAACCAAAGAAACATGAGTATGAAAAACCCCATCTACATAATTTGTTTTCAATATTCTCTTTATTTCGTCCATTTTACTTATTTATAAAAGTATTAATTATTTTTATCATTTTTAAAATTTAATATATAGTGGTTTAAAGTATGATTTTATATAATATAAAATGTTAGAAAATGATAATGCATTTTGGTCTCTCTATATTGACAATCAAAAATTAGTTACTAATAATACATATGAATATTGTTCTAATATTTTACAAAAAATTTTAAAAGATATATATATTAATGACACTTCAAAAAACTTTTTTGTAAACGAAATATATGAAAACGAGTTTATTTTATATAGTTATCCTAAAAATTTTCCAACTTCATATACAAAACAAGAACTACATGCTATAATTCAAAATGAATAAATTCAAAATGAATAAATTCAAAAAATATAAAATATATTTTTTAAATAAATCAATATGAATATGTATATTAGCATTACTATTAACAATTCTAATACTAATGCTGATAGTGATATATGTATAAGGGATGATAACCAAGGTTTTCAAAAATATGGATATGATAGCTCTGATTGTTCAAGTGGACAACCAAAATTAAATTAATATATGTTTATAAACTATTTTAAAATCAAATACAGAATAATATAAAAATGTTAGTTAAATTAAACGGACAAAATTTTAAAGTAAATTCTAACGAATTTAAAGTGATATACAACAGGATTTATAATAATCTCGAAATAATACCAGAATTAGGTGTTAAAGAACGTATTATTTCATTACTCATAGAATTACAGACTATTTTTAAAGATAAAATAAATATAATTTTTTACGGTATTTCTCATGGAGGATTTATTCCTATAAAATGTTCTCCGTATTTTAATAATATATATGTGATTGAACAAAATATAGAAAATATAGAAAATATAAAATACAATATAGAATTTCAAAACATTAATAATATATTTCTAAATAAACAGGATACAAAAGAACCTTTTATTTTATATGTAGAAAATAACGACGACTATGAATACATTTCTAGTATTGTAAACCAAAAAAATATAATAGTAGTTTCAAAATTTCTTTTCCAAAAAGAATATGAATTTAAATTAACTAATAGCGATTTTAACATTTATATACCTCAGGTATTATATGAAAAATTTTATAAAGAATTTCATTTTTTTATAAAAGATAATTTTGTATTAGATTATGACAATCTAATTCATCTTTCAATGATAGTTAAAAATGGAGGAAAAGATTTTGAAGAAATGTTGACTAGAAATATAAATCTTTTTGACAGATGGACTATTTTAGATACAGGAAGTACGGATAATACAATTGAAATTATAAATAAGGTTTTAGTTGGTAAGAAAAAAGGTGAATTATTTCAAGAACCTTTTATCAATTTTAGAGAAAGCAGAAATAGATGTTTAGATTTATGTGGACAAAAATGTAAATTCATCATTATTTTAGATGATACATATGTCGCTGAAGGTAAATTAAGACAATTTTTAAATATCGTAAGAGGCGATCAATTTTCTAATTCATTTAGTTTATATATAAAAAGTAATGATACAGAATATTGTTCTAATCGTATTATAAAAAGTGAAAATAATCTAAGATATATATATAAAATTCATGAAGTTATACAAGGTGAAAATAACACAAATGTTTGTATTCCTTTAGAACAATGTTATATTAACGATTTAAGATCAGAATATATGGAAAAAAGAACAATAGATAGAAAACAGTTTGATTTAAAATTATTATTTGAAATGATTGAAGAAGAACCTGATAATCCTAGACATTTATATTATATAGCACATACTTATAACCTTTTAGAAAAATACGAACTGGCGTATGAATATTTTCTAAAAAGAGCAAAATATAATACAGGATTTATTCAGGAACAAATAGATTCTTATTTTGAAGCAGCTAGATTGGCTAATTTTAAGTTAAACAAAGATTGGAAAACATGTTTTGACCTTTATCTAAAATCTTATGAATTAGATAAAACGAGACCAGATTCAATGTACTTTATAGGTATACATTATTATTTACAAGAAGATAAAGAAACAGCTTTTAAATATTTTAAAACAGCTTTTGAAATAGGTTATCCAATTCATGCACAACATAGTTTAAAACCAACATTATCATATCATTTTTTACCGAAGTTTTTATGTGAACTATGTTATATTTTTAAAGATTATGAACTCGGATTGAAATCTGCTAGCTTATTTTTAGAAAAAAATAAACAAACAGAAGATTATTTTATGGTTATGAAATCTTGGTACGATATATATAAAAAACTTAACGAACATAAAATAAACAAAAATCTGTTTACATTTGTGAATAATAATGTTAAATTTAAACCTATATTATGTTTTATAGCAGATGGGGGATTTAATAACTGGTCTGGTAGTAGTATTATAAAAAGAGGCGTAGGTGGTTCTGAAACATTTATAATTGAAATGTCAAAATATTTATCTCGTAATTTTGATGTATATGTATTTTGTAATTGCGAAGAAGATGAAATATATGAATCTGTTCAATATTTCCATTTATCAAAATTGTATTCTTTTCTTTCTGCAAATCATATACATACATGTATAGTAAGTAGATATACAGAATATTTACCTGTATGCTACGAAAATGATATTGATAATATATATCTATCTTTGCACGATTTGCTTATAGATGGAACTGTTATACCTATTAATTCTAAATTAAAAAATGTTTTTTGTTTATCCGAATCGCATTTACAACATTTTGTTCAAAATTTTCCTTGTTTCAAAAATATTACAAAAAGTTTTAATTACGGAATAGATGAAATATTTTTCTTTAACGAACAAAATTATAAAATTAAAAATAAATTTATATATTCTTCTTTTCCAAATAGAGGTTTAATTCAGTTATTTAATATGTGGGAAGTAATTAGGACCCGTCTAAAAGATGCTACTTTACATTTATATTTTGATATAGATAATATGTGGGTAAATGAAAATTGGCCTGAAGATATGAAACTAATAAAGGAATATCTGAAAACACATAACGAAAAAGATGGTATTTATTATCACGGTTGGGTTGATAAAAAGACTTTATCAGAAGCTTGGAAAACTTCAAGTATATGGTTATACCCTTGTACTTTTATAGAAACATTTTGTTTGACCGCACTTGAATGCGCTGCTAGTAAAACTTTATGTATAACCACGGATATAGGTTCTCTGAAAGAAACAGCTAAAAATGGTATTATAATAAAAGGTTCGCCTAATACAGAAGAATGGAAAACAAAAGCTTTAGAAAAATTATTTTCAATACTTGAAAATGAAAATCAAATACTTGAAACGATTGAAAAAAATTATATTTGGGCTAAAAGTATGATATGGAAAAATAGAGTTTCTGATTTCATCAAACTTTTAGAACCTTCTCATTTATTTGATTATCAAAACTTATACAATTGGACTAATGATTTACCTAAAGGTTCAAAAAAAATATTTGAAGATATGCTATCATATCATTCTAAAAAATATCTTAACAATCAATGTAAGATATTAGAAGTAGGAACATATACTGGAACTTCTCTAATACAAATAATGAAATATTTTCAAAATCCAAAAGCAACTGTTATCGATTCGTGGAAAAATTATAACGAAGAAAACGATAAAATAATAAACAAAGAAATGGAAAATATAGAGCAAAATAATATAAAAAATGTATTTATTAATAATATCATAAAGGCAAATATTTTTGATAAAGTTACAATCATACACGAAGATTCAAATTTAGCATTGAAACATATGATGAATGACTATTTATCAAATAGTTTTGATTTAATATATATAGATGGTTCTCACAAATTATTAGAATCGTATACAGATATAATTTTTTCTCATTTTTTATTAAACAAAAATGGATTATTAATTATAGATGATGTACATTATAATAAATCGAATATTTTAGAAAGTCCATTGAAAGGTATTGAATATTTTTTAGAAAAATTTGGAAACTCTTATAAAATATTAAATTCTGGTTATAGATTATTTTTAGAAAAAATATAATTTATTTATTCTTCATTATCTAAATTTAATTGAATTTGATGTATTTTTGTTTTATTTATTATACTTTCGTATAAATCAGGTTTACAATCTTTTAAAGTATTATATAAAGATTTATATTGTATTAATTCATTATTTATAGAGAATGATTTCATCTTTTCCTTGCATAAATCTCTTGCTGTTTTTTGAGATAATTCTCGTTGTTTATCGAAAATTTCTCTTATTCTTTTAGATCTTTCTAATTCATTTTCAAATTCAATTGCTAAAATTTTTATTTTACTTTCATATCTTTGACATTTTATTTTATAAAACTCTGTTTCTTTATTAGTATTTTCGGTTTTTATAATTTTTTGTGTATCTTCATACCCTTGTTCTAATTCTTTTATTCGCTTCTTAAGAGTTTCTATTGTCTTAAGAAGACTTTCTATACTTTCGTTTTTATTTATTTTGGGACTATTCCCAAGATTTTTAGCTCTTTTTATAAATTTCATTGTTTCAATTGTTTCATATACACAATTTTTAGACGGACTTGCTGTTCCTATTATTATAGTTTTAGAATTACCTCCTAAACTATGTTGAAGTAAAAATGTCAATTTTGAATCTCTATAAGGTATATGTTCTCTTCCTTTTTCGGTAAGTGCATAGATAACATTTCCTAATGAACTTAAACTTTTATTAATCGTTTGTGCTTCTAATAAATTAATACCCTGAACTTCTGATTTTGAAACATTTTCTGAACCTGCTAAATCTATCATATTTAATTTACTTATCATTTCACTGCCGTCTGCTAAAGTTTGAGTTATAGTTATTGTCAAAATTGCATGACTTCTAGAAGATACATTATTGAGTGCTGTTGAACTTGTTATTCTTTGATTCATGCCTTCGTGTATATAGTTCATAATTTCATCTGGATTATAAACTAGTTTTTCCTTAATACCTTGTACATATATACCTTTAGTTGTGTGTTGTCTTATTTTAAGTTCATTGGTATTTGTTGAAGAATCCAATAAATCTCTTATTTTTTCCCTATAAATTTCTAAAAAAGAACATTTAATGTTAAATTCTGTCTCTTTTAAAGAACTAAAAATATATTTACAACTTCTTGGTATAATACCAGGATTACTATTTTCTCCAAACATTGTAAATGTTTTTCCAGAACTTGTTGGACCATAACTGAATATACTTGAATTATATCCTTGAACTACCCAGTCTATAGCATTTTTAGCAATATTATTAAAAACTTCTTCTTGTGTAGTTAATATATCAAAGACATTGTCAAAATAAAATTGTAAATACGAATTATTGTTATCTTTAATTATCACACTATTCTCTTCGGGTTTTATATCAAGAAATTCTCCTATCGTTTTATTTTCTTTTGAATTAAATGGTCTAAATCTTATAACCACTTTAATATGTTCGCATTGTTGCATTTTTATATATTGAAACAGATTTAATATATAAAAATATATGAAATTTAATCGTTTTGTAAATATATAATTATTTAAATACAATTGCTATCAATTCAAACAAAAATAATAGAAATAAAATGTAAACCATATTAATTTTATCAAATCTATAGTTTGTTATGTCATTCCATAATTTTAAAGAACCTGATTTCATAATATTTTCTTTAAATTTTTCACCAAAACCTTGTTTTACTTGTTCGTACGAATCTAGTATAATTTCTTCGGTATCTTTAAAATGTTCTAATGTATTTTTTATCATTTCTTTAACTTCTGTACTAGATTCTGAGAATTGTGCTACTAAAGCAGAAGAATATTTTTTTTGATCTATTAACATAAACATATTTTGAATGTCCATTAACTGCATTTCAGCATCGGTTGATGGTATTTTACTCTCTGTTAAGTATCCACTTAATTGCTCCCCTGATTTTTCAGATGAAAACATATTTCCAAATCCTGAAAATAAATCCAATGGAGAAAAAACTGCATTCTTTATTTTTGAAAATGCTGGTTTTATAGTATCCTGATAAACTACATTCATAAAAAATTTGACAAGACCTTTTAGAAGAACATCAAGATGTTGAATAACATTTTCTTTAATAAATACAGCAGCGCTTTCATAACTTTGTAAAAAACTTTGTTTTATTTCTTCAAATTTCGACCATAAAACCGAACCATACGAAGGTAATCTTCCAGCAAAACCTTCACCGAATATTATTATACTTTGACATATCACTTGAATTATGTAAGTTAGCCATTCCATAATAAAATTTGTAAATATATAAAACAGTATTGTCGTGGAAACATTAAATATTTTTTTAATTGAACTTGGAAATTTTGTTACAAGATAAGGCATAGCATTTGAAATTGGTAACACCCTATATATGATATATACACTTATTGTGTATATAATATACACAATAAGTGTAGTAAAATTTGAAACCATACTCAATAATTTTGCTTTCAAAACAGGATCAGACATAAAACTATAACATACTGAACCGCAAATTTTTATCATAACATCTACAAAACTATCTATATCATTACCAAAACTATAATAATATGTATTGTAAATTAATATTCCAGAAATATAAAGCATAAATTTATATTGATATATCCATTTTGTAATAGACCAAAATCTTTTCTTATATGTAGGTGTTGATACTTCTATGTTTTGTTGTTCTAACTCGCTAATATATTCTAACATTTTTGTGTATCTTTCGTCAAATCTTTTTTTAGAATCTAGTAAACCAACAAACAATTTACTATATTCATCTTTTTTAGAATCTTGACTTAATTTAGTAACAAAAAACTTTAATTGCGAACAAAACGCTCTATAAGTATCAAAAAATTTAATTGGCATTGTATCTATTTCGTCAATTTGAATATTATATTCTTCAACTTTATTATAAACATATTGAACTTTATTAATTATATCATCTATCATGTTTGCTATTTTTTGTATTTTTTCCTGAAAATCTGGATATATTTTCCACCCGTTTTTTATACTTAATAAAGTTTCCTGAATAGAAGGTTCACATTCGTAATCTCTATCAAAAATATTTTTTAGACTTATATTAAGATTTTTAATATTATTTTTCAATTCTAAATCAGACATTTATTTATAATTTGGAATTTTTTTTATTATAAATAAATGTCTGATTTAGAATTTTTAAATGAAAAAAGAAAAATACAAAGAGAACGAGTGTGTAATACACCTTTAGATATAATAACAGATGAAAAATTCACAGATGATTCAGTTCAAATATATCATAAAAAAGAACATATTAATAATGATGAAAAAGCAGAATGTTATTTGAAAAGCACGTTAAAAAGTTCTTTTACTGCTATACCTGATGAAAGTTCTCCTCCAGTAACAGAATGGCGCCGTTTTGAAGAAGGAAAATGGATAGATAAACCAAGAACTCATAGAATATATAAATTACCATTATCTGGTATTTGGATTACAGGAGAAAGTGCTAGAAAACTAGTGTGTAGTAAAAATAGAATTTTTTTAATTAAAAAACCTGCTATTAAAATGATTATAGGTTCACGTTTTGGAATGAGTAATATTCACGACTTTTTAGCTGATGTATTTGAAATAATTGAGTTGGATAGCGTGGGAAATCATTACAATCGTAAATGTCATATACAACTAAATTCAACTGATATCGTTCCCAAATCAGTTGAATTTTACGAAAACGTTAATTTAAAATGTTTTCGTAAAATAAAAGAAAGAATATTATCCAAAGGTTACACAGAACTTATAAATATTCTAAATACTATAGATTATAATAATATGTCTGAAGATCCTCGTGATAAATTAACAATGATAAGTAATAAAATAGATGAATTATTATTAATTAATGATAATAATGATTTGAGAGAAATTAAAATTTTAATAAATAATTGTCTAAGAGAACTATATAATTTTATTTTATATAGAGATGAAAACTTAGGAGGAAAATTTTTAATAGACGAAGATTACAAAGATGAAGTTGAAGAAAATGAATTACAAGAATCAAGTGATAATGAAGTTGAAGAAAATGGATTACAAGAATCAAGTGATAATGAAGTTGAAGAAAATGGATTACAAGAATCAAGTGATAATGAAGTTGAAGAAGTTATTTACGAAGATGATCCAAGATACGAAGAAATAGCCAGAAGTTTAGACAGACCTGGGATGCAAGGTGTGTTTATAAATGGTGTATTACAAGATGAAAATAGTGACAATGAAATTGAAGTTCAAGAAAATTATGAAAATTAATCAAAAATAATGGTTTCTTGACCTCTACTATTTAATATCGTATAAGACAATATCGCAACTATACTTCCTCCTATACCTTTTATAAATTCTGTCATAGGATCACAACCAGTTTTTATATTTTCATTATGCCAGGTTTCAGAATTTATTACAAAAAATTCAAGAACATTTGTTACAACTGATAATATTATAGATGTATATAAATAACATAACTTACGTGTATCTATATCTGTACACAATATAGGAATTAACATAACTACATTTGGCAGTGATTGAAAAAATGTTGATGAACTAATACAATTTTGATTATATCCAGCAAAATCTAAAATAGATAAACTAGCAAAAACTAACCAACATGTTAAAGCGGAAACAGCCAATGATGTAAAAATCTTACTAGTTACAATATTTAAGTTACATTCTTCACGATGAATGTTTTCTAATCGTTGATAATTTTCAATATTATTATCTGCCGTCATTTTTAATAATTTTAAAAATAGTAAACTATTAAAAAATCAATTTTTATTTATCTATATTGCAAAATACAAGCTTTATTTACCATTACATTTAAAGAATCTCGATCTGCGTATTTTGTTAAATATTCTGGAAAACAAGGTAATGTAGTAGTACAAGGTATTTCAAAACAATGGGACGGTTCTTTTTCCTTTACATAGGGTCTTATTACCCCATAACAATGATTTTCTTGTTCTCTCCATCCTGCTTCTCTTTCTAGAATAACAGGTTCGCTGTTATTATACACCCCTCTATACCATCTTGTGTATGGATGATGATCCATATCTGTAATAACTTTTAATACAGAATTATTATTTGCAAAATAAGGAATATCGGTGGTCTTTTTTTCTATTGCCTCTCTTATTGTTTTTATGTTTTCATAAGTAAAATTATCATTCATTTATTTATTGAAATAAATAATTTTTATACAATCATTTCTGCTTTAATTATTGGATGAAAATGATAGTTTTCTAAAATAAAATCTTCATAAGTTAAATTTTCCGCGTCTTCTATAGAAGATATATCTTTAATTTTTAAGGTTGGAAACAAATATGGTTGTCTATTACATTGAGTTTTAACTTGTTCGTAATGTTGTTGATATATATGAACATCGCCCATGCACATATGTAAATATCGTGGTGTTTTATTGCATATTTTTGATACTATACACAATAACAAAGCAGATGATGCTATATTAAACGGAACACCTAAAAATAAATCTTGAGAACGATTATAACATGACATATCTAACATATTATTATCTACATAAAATTGTAATATAATACTATGACATGGATATAACACGCCTTGTGATGCTTGTTCTGGATTAAAATCTGTCATTAAAATTCTTCTTGATTCTGAATTATTTTTAATACAATCTATAACATTTTTAAATTGATCTATACCTTTTTCTAAAGGTTTACCTGTTGTTTCATCGTATTTTGAATTAAAATATCTCCACTGGTAACCATATAAAGGTCCCATTATTCCTTCTTTTCTATCTTTCAAATTTAAATTATCTAAAAATTCTCTACTTGTATTTCCTTTCCATATATTCACGCCTTTATTTTCTAATATCTTACTATCTGTATCACCTCTTATAAAAAATAACAATTCCTCTACTATACCTCTAAAAAACATTTTTTTAGTTGTTAATAGAGGAAATCCGTTTCTAATATCAAATGTCATATTTTTAAAAAATGTAGATTTTACTATACTATTACGAGAATTTCTTTCAACGCTATTATTAATAACATTATTTAATATATCTAAATACTGTTTTTCTCCTTTTTCAGATTTAACTAAAATATAATGTGTAAATTCGTCATATTTATTTTCTTCTTTAATACACCATTCATTTTTATTAATATTAAAGTATCTATCTGTTTCATATTCTTTATTCAATATTGATATATGAATTTTTGTTATACTTTGTTCTAAATGTTCTAAACAATATTGATATATTTCAGCTCCTCCTGCTATAAAAATCTTTTTTTCTGAAAATCTTTCTTTTGCAAAATCTATAGCGTTTTTTATATCATTTTTTATTATATAGTTATTTTTACCTATCACATTACTTTTACTTGTAATACAAATTATTATTCTATCTTTTAATTCTGGAAGAGTTTCAAATGTTTTTCTACCCATAATCAAAACGTTATTTAAAGTTTTATTTTTAAATATCTCTAATTCTTGTTTGCATTTCCAAGGCAAACGACCGTTGATTCCTATTCCAAAATTATTAGAACAAGCAACTATTATTTCAATCATATTTTTAATTTATAATTAATGTTTTTTTAATATAAAAATGGATTTCTATGATTTTGAAGAACAAGAAGAAGAAAAAACTTATGGGATTAGAAGAGACTATGATGATGAAAATGAAGAAGAAAACTACAATGTAGATATAAACGAAACGGATGACTTAGATATGAGTGGAACGGGTGAACCGCGATATGAAAAAGAAATTAAAGCATTTGAAAGAGTAAGTAAAAATAGTAAATTATATGAACTTATTTCAGATCCTAAAAATTTAACTAAAAAAGATAGATTTTTATTAAAAGTACATAAGATATCAAAATATTTTGATGATAAAAAAATATTAGAAATATCTGAAAACGATATTAATATAATGCTTGAAAAAACTCAAAAAATTATTGATTTAGAATATAAAAATCCAACTGCATATATATTAGGATATATAGGAAGTAAAGCAGGTAAAGAGCTAGAAACTAATATTATTCAAAATATAATTAACAATGTTTTACCTAAAATAAAAAATTCAGGTATAGAAGAAACGAAAGATTCAGGAGTAGAACCACCTGATTTTATTAGATATTGTAGATTTTGGAGAAAATTTTTATAAATTTATATCTTTTAAAGTTTTCAAATATTTAGACCAGTATGTAGACAATAGGTTAAAATTTTCAAAAATATTTTCATCTGTATTGTCTATGACATCATTATTAACATAAAATGTTTTACTAAAAATAACTTTATTTTTTTCAAATTCAATACCATTTATACTAACTATTTTATCATCTTTATAAACAATATCTTTTGATGATATTGTTTTAAATAATATAGAAATCATTATAATTCCTAGTAAATTTTTACTTTGTTTAGTAGATAAATAATATTTATTTTTCATATCAATAACAAATTTTTCATACATTATATCTTTAATATTTTTTTTACGAATATTATTCCATTCTTGTCTAGAATCTTTAATATTTTTTTCCAATTCACTAAATACTAGTTTTTTCTGTACCTTTTCTTTTAATGATAAAATACCAAGTTTGTCTGTAAATAATTTATATAAATCATCATATAACACTTTTGGATCTTTTCTTTCAATCTTGTAGCTGAATTCTTTATTTTTATAACCACAACATATAAAGTTTTTACTTATATATGTTCCATAAGGACATTTACCATAAGCAAGTTCTTCAAATATGTTTTCCCAAAAACTATCATCGGCATATTGACAACATTCTAAAAATATAGGATAAATGATTTCTTTTTTAAAAGGCATTTTTATTATTTATAATTTTATTTTTAACCTATTATTATAAAATTATGAAAAATGATTGGAATGTAAATTTATCACACGATGAGATATCAAATATTATTGAAAAAAGGGAAGAATTACTATATCATGATAATTCGCCTTATACGTATAAAAAACTAAATATATTATACCTAAAGTACATTTCCTTGTAAGTTTTATAAAAGATGAACATATATTCATGTCTATTTTTTAGATGCTTATTATTTACCAACTGTTATTAAGTATAGTATAGGTTTAACTGATAGTTTTGAAAGAAATATATTTGATAACTATTTTAGTGGAATTTTAAACTCAGATTTAAGTATAGAATATTTTATTCAAGTTTTAGAAGAATATTTGGAACACAGAAAACTAATAGTAAAAAATATAGAAAAGATATTACATCAAAATAATAAAGAAGTATAAATTTATACTTCATGCATTGTATATTAGATTAGATTAGATTAGATTAGATTAGATTAGATTAGATTAGATTAGATTAGATTATAAAAACTTTTTTAATACAGTAGAATTTACATTTGGAAAGATTAGTTTAAAAACTAAAAAATATAAATAAAAATGTTAGTTAAATTTACAAAAACTGATACAAGAGCTGTAACACCTAGAAAAGGTAATAGTAAAGCAATAGGTTACGATTTAACTGCTATTGAAGTTTTTAAAAAATTAAATAGCAAAACTATATTATATAACACAGGTATAAGAGTTAATGTACCAGATGGATACTATACAGAAATAGTTCCAAGAAGTTCATTATCTAAAACAGGATATATGTTATCAAACAGTATTGGTATTATAGATCCCGATTATACAGATAATTTATTAATAGCTTTGACAAAAATTGACGAAAATAGTCCAGATATTGAACTTCCATTTACACGTTGTCAACTTGTTTTAAGAAAAGCAGAATATTATGAAATAGAAGAAGTTGAAGATATATTAGAAACTGGTAGAGGAAGTTTTGGAAGTACTGATTTAATAAAAAATTAATTATTATCTTCACAAGTGTCATCTTCATTTAAATTTTCATATTCAGAAATATAATTCTACAGTATTCATTTAAAACTGTAGAACAATCAATACCATTACCACTGTTGTCTAAACAAGCTTGATTGTTCTGATAATTTATTTCCAAGTTCCACAGGGAAATAAATTATCTCCTCCATTATCTATATAAGCACAACCATACGTAGCACCTATCAATAAATTACTTTTACTATCATTATTTAAACTAAAGATACAATTCCATTCCATTATTATAATTTTTTAATAAGTCGTTTCAAGAATTTTCAACATTAATAGTTGTTGGAAATAAGGTACCTTTACCAGTGCCATCTGTGAATACTATTATGTCCTGGATCATTCTTCTAAATATTTTACTAAAATCACTTGTTAATTCAGTAATAACCATTAAAACTTATTCCTCCATTTTGAGAAAAACCTTACCGTTTGAAATTAATTTTAAATCTTGATTTGAATATTTACCCTGTTTTTCTTTACAAGATGATACAACATCATAATTGTCTTTAGTATTATTTTTTGATAAATTAACAAATATTAACACTATTAATGCAACAATAAATATGTGTTCATTTATAAAATTGATTTATTAAATACAATAAAAATTTAATAAAAAAAAATGTCTAAATTATATACAAAAACTGGAGATAAAGGTTATACAAGTTTATATGATATGAGAAGAGTTCCAAAGACAAATTTAATCTTTGATGTTCTCGGAGACTTAGATGAGCTTTCAGCTTATATAGGTCAATTGTGTTCATATATTACATCTGAACAAGATTTAAATTTCTTAAGAAAGATACAAACCAACCTATTAGATATAGGAAGTGATTTTGCTACAAAAAATCGTAGAAATAATATTAAAATAATGACACAAAAAGACATTGTTGAAATTGAAAATGCTATAGATTATTACGATTCTAAAAGTCCTAAATTAACAGAGTTTATACTCCCCGGAGTTAATACAAAAGATAGTTTAGCACACGTTTGTAGATCAGTTTCAAGAAGAGTAGAACGTAATATGTGGAAAGTAAAAGATGATTTTGAGGAAAACTTTTACGTAGAAAAAGAAACTTTTCATTATATTAATAGATTAAGTGATTTCTTTTTTGCTTTTGCAAGATATCTTAGCGAAGGAAAAGAAACAACTAGAAGTCAAGCAATTAATTCTTTTTCAAACGAATCAACATAAGTAATCTTACCAACAAAGCAAATACAACAGTATGAAGTATCAAACCTTCCATAGTAGGACAACCATCATTTGATGTTACAAACCCCATAGCTTTAGTTAAAGAACCTGTTAATCTGTACATAAAAGGTGATGATATAATCACGAAAAGGATTGCTGACATTAAAGAAACAATCCATTTATCCATTTCAGATAATTCTTTACAATTTTTCATTTTTTATATTAATAAATATAAAAATTATTTTTTTACATAAAATGAAACTATTTGTTTATCTTAAAAAATCTGATAAAAAAGATAAAAAATATATGGTATATATAGATGGTAAAATAATACATTTTGGCGCAGCTGGAATGAGTGATTATACTATACATAAAGATTATGATAGAATGATTAGATACACAAATAGACATCGTAAAAAAGAAAATTGGAAAAAATCAGGTATAAAAACAGCAGGATTTTGGAGTAAATGGTTATTATGGAATAAACCTTCTTTTTCAGCCAGTAAAAAAGATATAGAAGAAAGATTTAATATAAAATTTAAATATAAATTTCCAAAAAATTTACATTAAATAAAATGCAAATTCCAGCGAATAAAAAATTATATAAACAAGTAAAAGACGAAGCTAAAAAACGTTTTTTATCCTGGCCTTCGGCATATGCAAGTGGTTGGCTTGTGAGGGAATATAAAAGACGTGGAGGTAAATACGAAAATGATAAAATAAAAAAATCCAAAGGTCTACAAAGATGGTTTGATGAAAAATGGATTAATGTCTGTAAATTACCTAAAAAAGTTCCTTGTGGTCGTACTAAAGCAAGCATTAATAAATATCCTTATTGCAGACCTTCTGTAAGAATTTCTAGTAGAACTCCAAGAACTGTAAAAGAATTATCTATGAAAGAACTAAAATCAAGATGTAAAAGAAAGAGAAAAAGTCCTGAAAAAAGAATAACTTTTAGTATGACTAAATACGAAAAGTGTATTCTTGCTATTAAAAAAAGAGAAAAGTCAAGATGTTTTAAAAATGGTAAGTTTGTTCCAAAAAAAGGTTGTTATAACCCTTGGGCTGTTTGCACTAAATCTGTAGGAAGAAAATAATTAATATAAAGATATTATATATTTTTTAAAAATGGAAAGAAAAACATATGTGATTGGTAAATTAAAACAATTGATAGATTTAAATGGTGATAGTGTAAATTTTAATATAGATTTTAATGTAAAGAGTGAAAACGGCGAACCATTTGATATGTTAGTTATAGATCAAACAACTCTCGACAACACTCCTAATATTGAATACAAAAAGATTGAAAACGGCGAAATTAGCGGAAATATAAGACAAGAACAAAATGTATATCAAAATTATTTTTTAATACTAAAGGCTGATAAAGATATAAAATGCTTTGTTTCTATAAACAAACAAGAACTTGAACATAATAATAATTTTGAAAAAAATTTAATTAATGAAGTTAATTCTATAAATACACCACCCGAATCTAAGAATAATAGTTCTTATTTTAAATACATATTAATAATATTAGTTATTAGTATTGGTTTGTATTTTATGTATTGTTTTTGGAAAAAATCAAAAAAACCTGTTGTTAATTTTACTAAACCTGTTTTTATAAATTCTAGATCTATAAGCGAACAATCTAACACATCTCCGAAAATAGAATTACCTAAACCTATAGAATTACCTAAACCTATAGAATTATCTAAACCTATAGAATTATCTAAACCTATAGAATTAAATTCTAATCCTATTTTAGATAGATTAAAAAAATTAAAAATTTAATGATATAAATTCAAGTTAAATTTATATGAATCTATTTTTTTACTAATTTTTGAAATTCTGGATGCATAAAAAATTTATATAATTTTGTATTAACCAAATCTTTGATCTGTCCACTTCTAACTGCGTTATTATATATATTAACTAATATATCCATTGCTATCCAAGGTTGTGCTAAAATTTTATTCATAATTACGTCATTATCTATAGTTTTTGGATCTACACTGTAAATAGGAATACATTTATTATTTGAATAACAATTACCTTGGTTATTACAACCATTTCCAGACGGAACCCATCTTGAAATAAGGGGAGAATCGGCAACAGTTGGATCAAAAGGTTCATAAACTCTTTTACAATTACCACTCATATGTGTTAAAAATCTAACAGATGCTGCATTTCTTATTAAATCTTGGCCTCTTGTAAAAGCACTTCCTGTCCCAGAACCTAAACCAGCTCCAGATAGATTACCACAATTTCTCATCATATTAGGTGTTGTTCTATTTGTGTTTTTAGACATATATTCACATATACCATCCCAGTTTGTTCCACAGTATTCAGCAGAATATATTTGACAGTTTTCATTTCCAGGCTTTAAAAACGAACCTCCTAATGTTGAATTAAAACTTGCTTCTAAACCAGAAACTGCACATACAGCCATTGGACTTTTATCTACAGTTTTTATATTACCAAAATTACTTATATTTGGATACGATATACAATTTTTTTTATTTAAATTACCTATTTCATTGTATTGTGCGTAACAACTCATTTATTATACATTTACTAAAAAAATAAAATTGATTAAAAGATTTACAAACGAATATTAAAAATAAAATATGTCAATTAATAACAATCAAAATATTTTTCAAATATCTTCACCTCCTCCTTTTAACACAATGGGATTATTCACTTATTTACGAACATATGCTCGTAGACATGATGAAACTGACCCAAAAAGTACAGTTGAAAGTTGGAAAGAATGTATACAACGTGTCGTAGAATCTTGTAACAACCAACTTCATGTTGGATTTACTAATGATGAAATGAAAGAAGTATTTAATTTATTATACAACCTTAAATGTTCAGTTGCTGGAAGATTTCTTTGGCAACTTGGTACAAGAACAGTTGATAATTTAGGTTTACCTAGTCTTCAAAATTGTAGTTTTGTAACTATCAATGAACCAGTAAGACCTTTTACTTGGGCAATGAACTTTTTAATGTTAGGCAGTGGAGTAGGTTATAGAGTTCTTCCTGAAGATTTAAAGGATTTTCCAACTGTTAAGTATGCTTTAGTTACACGTAAAGATACAAAAGATGCTGATTTTATTGTTCCTGATTCAAGAGAAGGTTGGGTTAAATTGTTAGGAAAAGTCTTAAAGGCACACTTTTATTCTGGAAAATCATTTACTTATTCTTGTACACTTTTAAGAAGTAAAGGAGCTCCTATTAAAAGTTTCGGAGGACTTGCTTCGGGTCCCGAAGTTCTTTGTGACGGTATTGAAAAGATTAGTAGCGTATTAAATAAGAGAGTAGGTCAACCTTTAAGACCTATTGATGCTCTAGATGTTATGAATATAATCGGAATGATTGTTGTCAGTGGAAATGTGAGACGTTCAGCCCAAATCTGTCTTGGTGATAGTAAGGATACTGAATATTTAAATGCTAAAAATTGGTCTTCTGGTACAATCCCAAATTGGCGTGCTTTTTCAAATAATTCTATAGTATGTAATGATATTAATGAAGTGCTTGAAAACAAACAATTTTGGGAAGGTTATAATGGAAACGGAGAACCTTACGGACTGGTTAATTTAAAACTTTGTAGAAGTTGTGGTAGATTAGGAGAAACTCAGTATAACGATCCAGATGTAGAAGGTTTTAATCCATGTGCAGAACAAAACCTTTCCAACTACGAAACTTGTTGTTTAGGTGAATTATATCTTCCAAATATAACTTCAAAAGAAGAACTATACAAATGCGCTACTTATATTTATAGAATTTGTAAGCATTCATTAACTCTTAATTGTAAAGAGAGTGAAGAAACTGAAAGAATAGTTCATAAAAATATGAGAATGGGTATTGGTGTAACAGGTTATCTTCAAGCAACTGATGAACAAAGAGGCTGGTTATCGGATTGTTATAAATATCTTAGAGAATTTGATAAGAAATATAGTATTGAAAGAGGATTTCCAGCTTCAATTAAACTATCAACTTGTAAACCTAGTGGTTGTAGCAGAGGTGATATGTTAGTTCAAACTGATAAAGGTTTACTACGTCTTGATGAAATAGGAAACACAAAAGGTGATGAATGGCAAAAGATTGAAAACTTACAAGTTCCTACAGATACTGGAAGATATGAATTAGTAAATAAATTTTATATTAATGGCAATGTTCAGACTAGAAAAATATTAACAGAAGATGGTAATGAACTTGAAAGTTCTCTTAATCACAGATATAGAGTAGTTGAAAATGGAAAATATATATGGAAAACAGTTGAAGAATTAAAAGTTGGAGACAAACTTGTTGTGTGTTTAGGAGGGCACCCGGAAAAAACAAATGAAAAGCTTCCTAAAATCGAAAACTTTCAAATAAATCAACCTGAAATATTAAATAGTGAATTAGTAAAATTTATAGCTTTGTATTATATTTACGGAAGAGAAACTTTAGATGGTCTTGAGTTTACATTTCAGAATAATTTTTATAAATATTATATCAGTAGTGTCTTTGAGGAAGTATTTAATGTAAAACCATGTTCAATTACAGATAATTTTATGGTTATTAAAAATCCAAATATTATATCGTGGATGCGTTTTCAAGGTATTTTAGATAAAAATCACATACCAAAAATTATAAGAACATCATCGAATGATTATGTAAATTTATTTATTAATAATTGTTTAACTCGATTAACTGAACAATCTGTATGCTTTACAACAAGTAAGACATTCGCTAAGGAATTTCTTGTTCTGTCTAGAAGTATAGGTTTATTAACAAAAATTATTATGAGTAATAATATTTTCATAATTGAAGTCTTATATAAAAAAGATAATTCTCGTATGTATAAAAACTATTGGTTAGACCCTATTGTTAGTTTAGAAGATTCTTCTTGTGATACATATGATATCGAAGTTGAAAATGCTCATCATTATCGTTTAGGAGGAACTGTTTCACATAACACTTTAAGTCTTCTCGGTGGTTGTACATCCGGAGTTCATCCTGGTTTTGCTAGATATTATAAAAGAAGAATTCGTATTGCTTCTGAATCTCCTCTTATAAAAGTTGCAAAAGATCATGGATACCCAGTAGAATTTGTAAAGAACTTTGATGGAACATTGGATCATACTACTCAAATTATTACATTCCCATATAGTCTTCCAGAAAATACTGTATTAGCTGAAAACTGTAGTGCTATTCAACAACTTGAATGGGTTAAAAAATTACAGACAGAATGGTCTGATAATTCAGTATCTGTAACTGTATACTATAGAAAGAATGAATTGCCAGAAATTAAAGAATGGTTAAAAAATAATTATAACAATAGTGTAAAAAGTGTAAGTTTCTTATTACATAGTGACCACGGTTTTCAACAAGCACCTCTAGAACAAATTACAAGGGAAGAATTTTTAGAGTTGAATTCACATTGTAAAGAAATAACTGACCTTTCAGGAATATGTTTTACAGAAGAAAGTGACGAAATGATTAATCAAGGAGAATGCGTAGGAGGAGCATGTCCAATGAGATAAAGTATAATGTATATAAAAATGATTTTTAAAATAAATTATAAATTAGGTTAAAATATGAATACTAATATTTTAACCGAAAAATATCCTGAAATTTTAGAGTTTTCAAGTAATATTTCTGAAAACACTACGATTTTTTCAGAAATAGATATTGATATTAAATGTAAATCATGTAACGAAAAATATTTAATATCTGTAAAAAATATATTGAAAAAACCTTTTTGTAAAAATTGTAGATTACAAATATTACAACAACCCATTTCAAAGGAATTTTTGCTAGAAGCAACAACTGATATAATTAAGAATGTGAAAAATTATACTGAATTTTGTAAAGAAGTTTCAAAATATCAAAATAGGGATAAAGGTAATATTCAAGAAGTTTTTTGTAAAATTTGGTTTGAAACTTATAAAAAGGTATATGATGTTAAAAAATTTTATAGTAGAGTTTTAGGAGATGATTTTTCTGAAATAGGATTAGAAATGAAAGATTTAGGTACAGATTGTGCCATATTACATAATAACAATAAGATAAGTTTTGTTCAATGTAAATTTAGAACAGATAAAAATACAGCATTGACAAGAGAATCAATCAGTGGAATGTGTTTAGAAGCAATAACAAAATTTGAAAAATTACAGTTTTTATATCTATTCTCAAATACCTATGATTTTCCAAAAAATATAACTGAGAGTGAAAGAGAAAAGATAAGAAGTATATTAAATTTTGATATATGTTGTAAAGATTGGGAAGATTTGAAAAATTATCAGGAAAATTCAACTGTAAATTATATTAAAAAATTTCAACCAAGAGAATGGCAAAAAAACGCAAGAATTGCTTATATAGAAAGTATAGAGAGAGGAGAGACTAATTTTACAACAGTAGCACCTTGTGGTTCTGGAAAAACATATCACGGACATCGAATTATAAACATACAAAAAGATAAGAAACTAGTTTATAAAAAAACTTTAATCGTATGTCCTACATTACATCTTTTAAATCAATGGTTTGAAAATCTATGTATTTTTGAACCTTCAAGAAATTATATTCTTGTAGGAAGTGATATTTCAGTAGATGAAAATAATCGTATATACGATGAAGAAAAACAGGTTAATATACCTTATGTATTAACAACAAGTAAAAAACAAATATCAAAGTTGATAAAAAGATATCGAGATAATTTTACAATTATATCAACTTATCAATCTTTAGATATCGTGGTTGATAGTTTAAATTCTGTAAATATGGAATTAGATGAAACAATCTTTGACGAAGCACACGTAACTTGTACATTAAATCGTAATAGTAATTTTTATCTACCTTTGATAGATGATTTTCCTACCTCTCGTAAACATTTTATAACTGCCACTCCGAAGATTTGTAGAGGTGCTGATGATATGGTAGATATGGACGATGAAGCTGTTTATGGAAAACGTTTTACTTATCAATTTAATGATGCAATTAAGGACGATATAATTAGTGATTATAAAATATGTATAGGTCATGCTGAAATTAACGAAAATACAACTACAATGTTATCTGCAAGATTTTTATGTCAATCAATTAAAAAATATAGTATAAATTCAGTATTAGTTTGTTCCAATCGTCATTCTTTGAGTAAAGATCTTTATGATAGGGTAGAAGAATTAAGACAAGAATATGGTATAGAACATGAATTAGTATTTATGAAAAATGGTTCAACAAATGAAGATAAAGTAAAAGTTATAAATAAATTAAATACCGGTAAACCTATTATTATTTTTAATGTAAGAGTGTTTAGTCTTGGAAGTGATATGCCTCGATTACAAAGTGTAATGTTAAATGGAGATAAAAAAAGTATTATAGATATTGTTCAAACAGTTTGTAGATGCTTAAGAAAACATCCTTCTAAAGAACATGGTTGGTTGCTTATACCTTGTTTAATAGATAGAACTGACGAATTTACTCAGGATGGAAGTTTTATGAATGTAAGAAAAATTATAGCATCGTTAGGAAGTATTGATAGCACTTTGAAAGAAACTGTTATTCATAAAACTTCCATCCCTGGAAAAATTGTTATAGATAGAATTATTAAAAGTGCTGGATTACAGATAGAAAAACAGCAAGAAATATTTGATAAAGAATTTGAAATAGATTTGTATAATAGATTTTGCAAACATAGTGAATTTAGTCCATCTTATAGATTTACCTTTTTACTTGAATACTGTAAAGAGAAGGGTGTATTACCTAAAAAAAAAGAAATATATAAAGGTATTAAAATAAACAGTTTTTTACATGCATTATTATGTGGAATTGCTTATTTACAATATCGTGATGGTTGGTTAAAACAATTAAAGGATATAAACGAGGATATTAAAAAAGAAATAGAGAAACGATTAAATATTAAACAGGAAAATAAGGGTAAAGAAAAAATTACTCCTGAACAACG